TGGCGACGGCAACGGCTACGGCTACGGCTCTGGCGACGGCAACGGCTACGGCTACGGCAACGGCTACGGCTACGGCTACGGCTACGGCTACGGCTACGGCGACGGCTACGGCTACGGCTCTGGCGACGGCAACGGTTACGGCGATGGCAGCGGCTGGGGAGACGGCTACGCTACTGTCTCTGGAAACGGAAGACGTTAGTTTCGTAAGCTTTTATTCTGCCTGTTTTAAACCGACGGGCAGCGACAAATGAAATGTATACCGAAAACCAAGGTCTTAAACATTACTTCAAAATACGCAAAATAGGAGCAAACATGAGCCAAATAGCGGAATTAGAAAGACAAGCACTTAAGCGATACATAAAAATACGACAAACTGAAGGCAAAATTGATAAAGAAACCGCTGTTACGGTTAAAAAGGCATTAGAAAAGCTTCGACAACTATTAGAAGTTATGGGTCCGGAGTTTCGACATAGCTTTGTGGCGGTAAATAACCTGTTTATGTAACTAGAAGACTGTGGTTACTAGGAGATAACATGAGACACGAAAAAATCATACGTCGCGACGACGGAAGTAAAGTCAAAATCGAAGTAGAGCTATCTGTTGAACTTTATAGCCAAGATATAAGGTGGGATTTTAAAACTTACAAATGTTTAAAAGGCAAACGTACATGGGAAACTGCCGTAGACCTTTTTAGCCGCGAACTACGTCGGTTGTCGACGCATCAAAAACGCGAACGCGCACTTCAGCTAAAATTGCAGTTAGCAACCAAAGAAGAAGTTGAAACCGCGATGCTTGAATTACTAGCTCAGATCAAACCAGAAGTAAGCTAAAGTTAGCTTTACGTTTCGTATTTTCAAGCCTGGTGTCAGAACTAAAAAATGAAACAAAAAAAGAAAATGTCGATTGAAGACGCGATTAAAATTGTCGACAGTCGCAACGAAATACCACGAGAAGACGATTGGGAGTTGGCAAATGCAGCTAATGTTCTGCGACAAAAAATAGCTAAATCAACAAAAATTAAAAAGGTTTCAGCTAGAGAACTTAAAATAATGGCTGTAGGTGATTGCTGTGTATTCGCAGAGCCGGAAACTACAAAAAACGCAGGTGCAACTTCGCAAGCGTTTGCAAGTCGCTGCGGTATTAAAATCAAAACTACGAGCTGTTTTCTCTTAATACCGGCAACGTCAGAAACCGTTAAAACCGTTATCGTCGAACGTTTAACGTAGCGACTAAACGCCGATTGAGTGTTTTTTTCAACAAACCATCGAGGTTAATAACATGGCAATACGTAGTTTTGGTGATATGGATTTAAACAGCATGGACGATGCGAACATACCCATGTTTTACGTCGAAATAGTGGAAAAAGCTACCGGCAATATTGAAAGCCGAATGGGGCCGATGGTAGAGCGAAAGGCAGACAGGACAGAAACCGGTGCGGCAATCAACCTAAACCACGACAAATTTTTTACACGAATAGTACCAGCCAACAGTTCGGACGATCGCGATTAACAGACAAACGGAAAAAATTATGAACATAGAAAACGACCAACCGGTTGTTCCGTTGCATCCCACTGGCACCTCGCGAGGAATTGGAGGTCACACCTCTCCCAATCGCGGGGCAACGGATTCGTGGATCACTCCGAAAAACATCATCGACGCGTTAGGGCCATTCAATTTAGATCCATGCCAATGCACCCCTCAACCATGGGCGTGTGCAGAAAACGCATTTACGGTTGATCAGGACGGACTCAGCCGCACGTGGTACGGTCGCGTCTGGTTGAATCCGCCGTACAGCGAAGCGTGGAAGTGGATGGAACGTCTAGCAGATCACGACCGGGGAACGGCGTTGATTTTCGCAAGAACAGAAACCGAAGGTTTTGTACAGCAGGTCTGGAAGCGTGCGACGGCGGTGATGTTTCTTCACGGTCGATTGTTCTTTCACAAGCCGGACGGGTCCAGAGCTAAAGGAAACAGCGGCGGGCCATCGTGTCTGGTTGCATACGGTCACGAGGATGCACGTCGGTTAAAAACGTCAGGATTAGCGGGCTCAATCGTCACCTGGAATTCATCACGGTAACAAGGATTAAACATGGCAAGCTACGTAATTCAGCATAAGCTGAAAGAAAACACATTTTGGTCTAACGAACACGGCTGGACCGGAATCGATGAGGCGACTTTCTTTACAGAAAAAGAAAGAAAAGAAACAGATCATATTCCGGCAGATAGTGTATGGCAACCCCTCTGGTGCGTAGACTTAGTGCAATTTGCAAGATTCATAGCCGAGTGCGACGATGTTGGGCTGTTCGGATCTACCGACGTTGCCGATGTTGCCGCAGAAATGGACTTAGACGTCGAGGATATTTATAAACTTCTCGAGCGAGCTCACGACACTTTCGACCAATTTAAATCAAAACTTAGGAGCTAATATGAAAATAGTAGGTGGGCCTGCTTCCCGTAAAAAGCAAACGTATCGAATTCCCAAACTAGACGTACTAGAAGTGTCACTAGCTGAAACACAGTTAGCTCTGCGAACTCAAAACACTCTCGAGCTGCACGGAATACTCACCGTAAAGCATCTGACAACAAAAACAGTTGAAGAACTACTGGCTATCCCTAACCTAGGTCAAATCACAATTCAGACCCTTCGCGCCTTTTTGAACTCGCTCAACGTAAGCCACAAGCTAAACGAAAGTAACGAGGTCCAGGTACAGACCGCTAGGAAGCGATTAGACGCACAGAAGCGAAAAACCGCCCAGTCACAGCCAAAAAAAAGCTAAGTGCGTCTAGCGAGGCCCCAGGGGCCTAGAAAGCGATGCTATGAGAGTCAGCGCCGATACAGCACAGCACGTCGTCAAAACACGCAAGCCGGGTTACTTACCGTCACGGTTTAAGCCCGGCTACTGGATAAACGACATAGAGGCTAGATTCGAGCAGTGGCTATACGATCAAGGTTACAGGCTGGGCGAGGCTACACCAACACTTGAAAGCCCAAACCTAGTCAAACCCGGTCAGCTGATGGCAAACGAGATAAATCCGTTTGCCTCATACGTTACCAACGAACAGTGGCTTCAGGTTTGTGTCTTTGCCAGTACATTAGAAAATCTGTACAAAAGCTAGTTAGCATTAGCCTGTCCACTACAAACATGTACACTTATTTCTATTTCATTACTCTTTTCAAGAGTAACAAAATATTCCGCACGCGTGATCGTACCAGGCTCCCTGTCGCATTAGACTTGGTGCATAGGTAGCTTTGGTAGGCCTAAACCGAAACCACTAAAGGCACCTGCCGCTAAACAACCTGTTTTTAGATCAGAAAACTGTCTTTAAATAGACCAAGCTAATGGTGGGTGTTGGTGTATCATTAATAATAATACACGAAATTTTGGCTGTTCACCTATTGATATAGTTATGTAGTAACTATGAAATAGAAATAAGTGTACACTTTCTGCAAACCAAAACTAATCTAATGCCTGGAGGTATCGTGAAAGCTAATAATGGTTTGTTTGGTTCTTGCATAAAAATCAAGTACAGACCCTCAGTCAAGTCTTTGTCGTTTCGCTTGTTTGACGCTTGCGTCTTACACAGCGACAGAAAAAAGGGCTTGCTTAAACAGCTAGCAGATTTCCAGTACAACTACCGTAAACAGCTATCCACCTCGGCTTCTTGGTTACGCTACATTCGAAACCAGGTCTATCGAACGTCCGAGGAAACTGGCTTTCCTGTCAAGGAAATCGACCCAACAGACTTTAAGGGAGAGTTTTTAAAGCTGCTTACCCAGAGCAACTGCCCTGCTCCTGGTTGCGGTTATGAGCCGTCTATGCTTTTTCAATGCAAAAACGCAAAAACCTGTCCGTTCTGTTTTGTAAGGCTGCGGCTGGAGCCTATTGCTCGTGGTATCTTGGAGCTCGACGAGTCTGTTTTAGCCGACAGCCGTATTTTTAGCTGGGCTCGTTCAAGCTACCTTAAAGAAGGCTTGCCGTTTTTCAACCGTAGAACAGGACCGCACACTTGGCTTAAATCGCATTTCAGCGTTCAGGTCGCGGTTCCGTTTTACGTGCGTGCTAAATTGAAAACCCCAGTTGTCAAACACAAAAGGTTGATAGAATACAAGTACAGACCGTCGATTTACCATGTAGGCTTGCATGTAGTACCTGCTGACTTGATTTTGCCAGCGGCGGTAGAGCGTAAGCTTGAAGCGATGAAGCTAGACCGGCGGTTTGACTACAGCCTTGTTGGAGCCGACGCGAAACAGCGAGAAAAACTGGTGATCAAAAGCATTCAAAAAGTGCTGTCGTACACTTGGCAGCCCTTTTTTACGCTTGATGCAAAGCGTGTTTTTCAGACAGTTCACAAGTGTTTTCCCAATCAAAACCTGATTCGTTTTCAAAGAAAGAGAGACTAAGACATGGAGATTACATCACCACCGTACCCGAGAAAAGATTGTAATTCAGAAAAGTTATACGAGTTATTGCTTCAGCTTGGTGCTTGGGTTGAAGACCACCGCGAGTGGGCCGAGCAAAAAGCTAAAGATCTTAAAGCTCCGTACAACCCATTTTTGATTGATTTGTCTTTTCTGTCTAAGCAGAGCGTTGAGAAGTTCAAAAATCTAGCTATTCCTGAGATGTTTTTGAACTTTCAGGCGTTGCGTAACATTAGAAACTTGTACGACGGTCTTGTGCGAAATTACGAAGAAGTTGACCTCTGGGACAGTGATAACTGTGCCTACGGGCGTCTTCGCTTGCTGCAACAAGCAGCTGGTTTTTTAGACTACGCTTTTCTAGACGCTGAAAAGCGAGAAGCTAAGGCTAACCAGGCTGCGTCAAGTGACGTCCGAGTTATTCCTCTGGATAAGTTGCCGCCTGATTTTATCAACAAACTCTTTGGTAGCAAATCTTCTGAAACTATTTCAGACACTGACTTGACTGAATTGTTTAACGGTGACGATTTGTTAGGTGACAGCAACGAGTAGTTGCTTTTGACAGTTAACCAACAACAAAGGAAACAATGTTCATGACAACTGATAAATATAATTCCGCAATTAGCGTTGCTTTTAGTGTAGATCACGACTGTGAAGATCCAATAGATCTGCCGGTAACTACGCTTATTGCGGCTGCAATTAGACAGCTTCACGAATTGCTGCTAGAGCCTACAGCAGCCGCTAAAGAAGCTTTTGAAGTGCGAGACACTTGCACGAATTACAAAAATTCTCCACCTAAAGGCTATCGTTTTTTAAGTAGCCTCGATTATTGGTCTGAATTTGATATCTGCGTGGGGTTAAGCCGACCAAAACTAGTAGAAAAGGTGTTAGTTGGTCTTCAAGTAAGTACAAAAGCTAGTGAAGCCAATGCTTACATTCGTCGGTGTAATTTTGATCGCGGTGAAAAGGTTTCCGTTACATGGGTCGAAGGAGTCTGGGTTGTAGACGGTGTAGCTACTACCGAAGGAATGTATGGCCACTATAAAGTTTATCTTGCTGGTTCTAAGCCTAAGAAATATCGTAACGAACACGCAACAAACTTAATTCCGTTGGAACCGTTTCCTGCCTGTCTGCCTAGGCTAAAATCGCTAAAAGACGCTGTTGACGCGAGGTGTTTAAATCCTTTGACTGCGTCGGATGTTGAGCTACGGGAGTCATTTGAGGCTTCTATGTTTGAGAAGTACGACATTGAACGCGAAGACCTAGCACGTAATGAAAGGGAATACGTCTATTTGTCGATAGAAACAGCTTGGCAGGCTTTTAAAGCTGGGTTTAAAGCCGCAAGTAGCTTTAAGGGTAAAAAGCCTGTTGTTGATAGCTTGGACTGATCGCTTGAATACACTTAGCCACTGACATGATTCATTTTGCAATCAAAAAACTCAGGTTGCAAAACTAACTCCGCAATCTGATTTTTGACTGCAATCCGTGTTCGGTTAAAGTTTCTAATTTCTATGGCACGTCTACCTATTTCAGCTAGGCCTAGACTTTCGTCTAGTCCTTTGCGAAGGTCGTACTCTAGATCCCACATTTGTCCGTTGATTGTTTTTAGCCGTGCGATAAGCTCTAGTAGTTGCAGGTTATTCCGGTCTACCCCTGCCCAAAAGTAGGCAATTTGCTTTGAAAGAAGCGTTTTGTCTGGCTCTTGGGCGGATAGCCGCTCTAACTTGAGTTCTGCAATTGTTAGTCTATCGCACAACTCGTTTATTGGCATTAAAATAGGTTTAGTCATGTTCAAAAAAATTTTTGTAACGAGTGATTTACATTTGTCGGACACTATTTGGAAGCATCGCCCAATTTACGGCGACAGCTACCACAGCTGGCGGTACATTGTGGATTACGCGGTATGGGACAAGGCCGATGCTGTTATTCTAGCTGGCGACATCTTGGATAAGCAACTGAATGTTGCAAGACCGGTTGCTGAGCTGAACGCCGGTATTAAAAAGCTTCGAGATAACGGTATCTCGGTTTTGTATAACCAAGGCCAACATGAGTTCCAGCGAGATTTGCCCTGGATGGAAGTTGCTTCTTTGGATGCGTTGCATCTTACGTTGGATTCCAACAACAGGTTGGCTAATGGAATGCGGATAGTTGGTTTTGATTACTGCAATGCAAAAACGCTGGCAGAAAACTTAGCCACGATTGCCAAGGATTCTACACAGGAGTACGTACTTGTCTGCCATCAGGTGTGGAAAGACTTTATGGGTGAAGTCGGTAAAACGCAAGGTTGCTTTGACGACATTCCACCGAATGTAAAGCTGCTGATAACTGGTGACTATCACCAGACAATTGAACGCAAGCACGGGTCAAACCTGACAGTGCTTAGCCCAGGCAGCACGCATTTGCGTAGTTTGGCCGAGCCAGCTTCGAAGTGCTTTTTTAAGCTAACTTGCGATGATGTTGATTTTAAGATTCGTACCCAGGAAATACCTACTCGAGGTTACTTGGAGGTTTCTACAAACGCTGGCAGTTACAAAAAGATTGTTGAACGCGTCAAAGCCTTTTTGTCGCTGAACCAGCAGAGTTTTACAAATTTGCCGGAAGAGCTCCGAAAACCGATCATAAGATTGGTTCACGGTACCGAAGATTTTGATTTTGTGCGATTTGTTAAACAGGAGTTTGACGATAAATCTCATTTGTTTTTCAAGCACAAGAGCGTCGTTGTTGAAGCACTTTCGTCTGACGTCACAGTTGACGAGAGTAAGCTTACGCTTCAGTCTTGTCTAAGCGACGAGATTGAACCTGAAGGTGCTCCAATGGCTTACGCTTTGGCTTCTGAATTATTGTCCGGCGGTAATCCTGATGTTGTACTGGAAAGATGGTTAGAGGATAACATAAATGCAGATTGAAACAGTCGAATTGAAAAACGTAGGTCCGCACAGATTGCTTAACGTCGAGCTGTCGTCAGGCATTGTAGGTATTGTGGGTGCTAACGGAGCGGGCAAAAGTTCGTTAGTAAACGGTATCTACGCTGCTCTTACTGGTGATTTCAAGCGATTTCACGTTGCGTCAAAAGCTGACGTTATAAACAATCAAGCCGCAAAGCACGAGAAGTCGTATATTAAGCTTACAGGATTGCACTCTGGAAAACCTTTTGAGCTTGTGCGAAGTCTTAAGCCTAACGAGGTAACACTCAAGTACGGTGACAGCGAGCTCGAGACTGCCACACAAGTAAACGACGCATTGTTTAAGTTGATGGGGCTTACTCCCAACGTAATTGAACGCTACGTGTTCGTTGACCAGTGGGAAATGTTTAGTTTTCTTGATGACACAGAGAGTGTTAGGGCCAAAGCTTTTCAGCACCTTTGCGGCGTTGAGTCAGCTATTGGTTTACATAAAACTTGCGTAGCTTTTAGGGACAAGATTGCTGGCAGGCAAACATTGGATAACAGCTTAGATCTTGAAAGTAACATTTTACAGTTAGAAGAAACACTCGCGACTATTCAGGCAACTAAAATCAAAGGTTTGCTTAAAGAAGACGCGGCCAAAGCGGCTGAAGCCAAATGGCAAGCTTTTAAAGATGCGGGCACTTTAAGGGCAGCCAAAGACAAAGCTTGCTACGCGGCTGACGAACTGCAAGCTGCGTTTCTTGAAAAGGAAAAGCAGTTTACGCAAATTGACGGTAAGCTAAAATCCGCCAACGCTTGGCTTGAGAAACACAAAAAGGTTTGCGAACTGGCAGAACAGACTGTTAGAGATAAAAACGCTCAAACCGCATTCGAAGCGAAGCGAGAAGAATTTCAAAAAATTATTTCGCTATATGAAGGTCAGATCGAGCAGCTCGACGCAGATATTGCGAAACAGCTTTCTAGCAAACCAATTTATTTGGCTGAGGAACTTCCCGTCAAACGGAACGAAAAAGAAAGAATGGCCGCAAAGGCTCAAGAGTTAGATGCTGCAGTTTTTAGTTTATCGAAAGGCAACAAAACGATATGTTCTTCTTGTTTACAAGAATTGCCAGCAAGCCACAAACAAAAGCTAGTAGATGAAAGAGCTGAGCTCGAAACGCGGAGAGAAAAACTTGATGCAGATTTGACGCAAAGTAGTCATTTTTACAGGCAACTAGACGCGACGCAAAAGAATAGGCAAGAGCGACAAGTTAAACTGGATAACGCGAAAGCTGAACTACAAGGTTTGTCGCATGTTTCTGTTGAAGTCTCAGACTCGCAGCTTGAAAATGCGTTGAATGTTTTGCGTTCGCGTAAAAACGCAAAAGAAGCAGTAACGGCGACGCGGCCAAAGTACGAGTCGCTAAAAGCAGATTTAGACCATTTGAATGGGCGTATAATGCAAACTAGAGCTCAAATCGACAGCAATGAAAAGCAGCTCGAGTCTTTGCTTTTATTGGCAGGTGACGCTGACGATTCCTTGCTGCAGAAGTTGGCAGAGCATAGGGAGGCTTTGTTGCAAAAAGCTAAACTGGCGTCGCAATACGAAACAACGACACAGCAGTTGGCTAAAACCAAAGAAATGCTGGCAAAAGTCAAAGCGACGCTTGCCAGAGAGGTAAAAATCAAGGCACTGGCTGACGTTATAGACCGTGTTGCTAGTGCGTTTCACTGGTCTGGATTACCAAAGCGTGTTGCTCAGAATAATTTGGTTCGACTAGAGTCGCACATCAACGAGCAGCTCGATTTGTTTAACTCGCCTTTTACGGTGGAAGCGTCAAATGACTTGTCGTTCAAGGTTACCTTTCCAGGTAAACCAAGCGTTTCAGCACGACAGCTGAGTGGCGGGCAGAAAGTCATACTGGCTATTGCTTTTCGGGCGGCTTTGGATAGGCTTTTCGGTCATAATATTGGTATGCTGTTTTTGGACGAGCCCACAGCCGGGCTGGATGCTGACAATGTCGCTTACTTTCACGACGCGATGCAGAGTTGGTCTGCTAACGTTGGAGCTCAGAAGCAGATTGTTGTCATCACGCACGTTCAAGATATGACCAGTGCCTTTGACCAAATGATCACAATCGAAAAATGACAACCAAACCACTTATTTGCTTACACGCAGACTCCAATGGCGACATTTGGAGTCTGCAGGCGGGTAAAGACATAGTTAAGCCTAAGTTTGGCGAGTTGCCTGCGTCTGATTACTGGGTGGTTGGTTTCCCCTCGAATTACGCTATACTTACTGAGTTGTATTTCGATACGGTGCGGAGATACAAGGTAAAGGCTGACAACTTGTCGCGAGTCTACGTTGGATCGACATTACCTTGGTCAAGCACGCTAGCTATGTCGAAGTACTTTTTATACGACCTTGCCGTTATACCTTCTTGCAGGCGGCAGTCGTGTAACTGGCATTTGCTTGACGACAATTCTATAAACACGTACTTGCTTGCCAGAGGCATGTATGAAAACATACCTGAAGCCGTCGACATAGCTTGGCAAGACCACTGTTTGGCTCCGGTATTTTCGGCTTTAGGTTCTGATTGGAACTTAGACCCAGCAATGCATTTTGTCGCGACTTTGGTAGAACCAAGATGGTTGATACCGAATTACGGGGGTTTACAACGCATTGAACGCTATTTTGGTTTAAAAACAAATCCAAACGACGCAGAGTGTAGTCGAGCCATAGTTTTGCATGATGCTTTAAAAGTTGTCCCCACGGACAATTTTCTACATGTAGAAGCAAAAGCCAGAGCATCGAAAAACAAGCTTTTTGAGCTATCTCGTCTTTTTTTACACTTTGTCGTAAGACATTGGCTTTCTTTTCAGACCAAGCTAGAGTTTTTTGACGCAGATATTTTTTTTAAAAGCCATCAAGCGAAGAAAATGTATTTAAGTAGTCTCGAGAAAAAATGAAAGATTACAACGTTCAGATACGATTTACGTCGCCTTGTTTGGGTAATGCTAAGGACAAGGAGTCTGGTCGATTTTTGTTTGCCAGAAACCTAACAGACAAGATTTTGTTTTTGTCGACATGGCATAGATCGAACATGGTAATGGCGTCGAAACTACTTTCGTCGCATCAAGACGCAGTAAAGAAAATTCACTGGGACACTGCAATCGACGTTGAACTAAGGGAAAAAAGATGGCACAGAGTTTACTACAAGAATGCAGTCGGCAGAGAACGTTATTCCGTTCACGAATCAATAGTGCCGGGCCAGATTGCTACGATTGCTTTTGTTTTACCGACTGGCTTTTTGCCGGACGTGTTTGTTCAGCTTATGACCATTGCAGGCAAGTACAAAGGTTTATCACCTTGGAAGCCTGGCGAGTATGGGCATTATGAAGTTGTCGACGTGTTTGAAAGACAAAACAAAACTTCGGATTAGACAAAAAAAAACCATCTGAGTTGTGAGGCTCAGATGGTAATTGGCTTCGCTGTCGTCGCAGCTATAGCTATTCTACTTGAAAATCTCTTGTTTACAATGGGCTATATGATGGCTAAAGAAGTTGTTTTACGTAAAAACGGTAATTTTTTGCTTGTTGATCCTTTAATTCCAGATGACAAAATAGAAGCTATATTGTCGCCAAAGCTTAGTTTCGACTCGTATAGGCAACTTGTTGGAAAAGAGCTTTACGAGGCTAAAAGAAGCGGACAAAAGCCATTTGCAATCGACCACCACACTTTGTTTGAGCTAGATCATAAAGGACGAATAGCCACACCTTTTGGTTTTTGGAAAACCATATCTAAAACACTTAAAGCTGCGGGCTACAAAGTTAGCTTTGTCGATACTACCACGGTAAAAAAGCCAGATCGATTCAAGCTTTACATGCAGAACATCAAAGATTACACGTTACGAGAACATCAACCTGAGTTTTTGCAGGCAGTCATCAACAATAGTTGCGGTAGAATTGACTGTGCTCCTGGTTTCGGTAAATCGTTTATGATAGGAATTATTGCGTCAGTTTTTCCTAAAGCTAGGATTGATATCGTTTCCAGGCGTGTGCCTGTTCTTTGTGATAGAATCTACAACGAGCTTACTTCCATGGTTGGTGACGTCGGCATTGTAGGTGGCGGCCACAAGGTTAAAAACCGACGAGTCATGTGTTACACGGCTGGTTCGCTTAAGCACAGTCCGGCGGACGCCGATATTCTTATCGGAGACGAGTGCCATGAACTTGCAGCGGATAACGCCTCAGAAGAGCTTATTCGCTGGCAAAACAGTCGAAACTACGGATTATCAGCTTCGCACGATGCTCGATTTGATGGAAAGGATTTGCGATTAGAGGGAATATTTGGGCCGATAATTTATCGTGTGGATTACCAGACTTCCCAGGGGGCGGGACTGGTTGTTCCTATTGAAGTGCATTGGACAAACGTAAAGCTGGACTACAATCCCTGTGCCGGTATAGACACGGACGAAAAAGTTAAACGAAAACGTGCAGGTTTGTGGAAAAACGACGGTCGCAACGCTTTGATCGCACAAGATGCCAGGAGCTACGATAAAGATACGCAAGTACTTATTACGGTAGATACCATTATTCACGCTTTTCATTTGAAAAAGCTGTTGCCTGAGTTTACTTTGGTGTATGCTGACAATGGGCTGGAACCGCAAGAGCTCCAGGCCTACAAGCAACAAGGGTTTTGTAGTTCCGAAGAACCGCTTATGGATTTTACACGTAAGAAGATGCTCACGCAGCAGTTTGAAAAAGGTCAATTGAAAAAAGTGATTGCTACGACTGTTTGGAATGTAGGTGTTTCGTTTAACAACTTAGCTGTACTTATACGTGGAAACGGCGGCAGCAGTGAAATTGACAGCACGCAAATTCCAGGCCGCGTTAGTCGCATCGCTGAAGGCAAAGCTAGCGGTGTTATTCACGACTATCTTGACGGCTGGGACAGTGGTTTTAATCGGCACACAAAAGGTCGTATGAAAGTTTACAGAAAACACGGTTGGAGACAGAAGTTTCAAAATCCACAGCTGGAGAAGGAATACGAATGACATTTTCAAAGCAGCCTAAACCGTCAGCGACAGCTAGGCCTGCCTGCGTCACTTTCAGCGACCAACCGGAAATTCCAGTCTACGTAGATCTTTTTAAGAAAACTTACGTACTTGAGCGTCGTGTTTTGGATTTGTGTAGGCTCAGTTCTGCCTCGCAAGTTTACAATCCAGCTAAAAGCTTGGACGGTGGTAACCGTTACAACACACCAGAAGAAAAGCCAAAAAAGAACCAGTGGTTGGTTGCTTATCAGAAGGTGGCGGATATTTCAAAACCTAAAACACCTATTGAATACGTGCGGATTTTGTTTTATTCGTTGCGATCTAGTTCGTTACCAACGCCGACTGTTTTGCAATTGGCATCTCAAAATAACGCAACAGTCGTCGCGGATTTTGCTAAAGACGCTTTTAGACGTGTGCAGGCAAAATTTATAGCGGATTCACACAGAGCAAAAACTGAAATACTTCTTCGAACATCTGCAGCCGCAGGGGCTAGGCAGCCTATGGCTTCAGCTGTATATTGTTCTTTACTTGATGTTCGTTTGGAGTTATCGCCGCTTTTTCGTTATTGTTTAGCGGTCAGTACACTTCAAGCGGAAGAAGACAAGCGTAAAGCCGATGTGAACTTAGATTCTATTCTTTTGCGTATGCAACAGTACGCAGACGATTTAGAATTTTTGGCGGCTTTTGACTACACTGTTTTTCCGGAAATTTACAATTCGGTTTACGGTGCTAGTTTGTCTTCAAGGTTTAAAAAATTGGCTTTGTCTTTGGTTGAATCAGCCAGAGACGCTTAAAGGAAATCGTCATGAGTGGGCAGCAATCGACGCTGTCAGACGCTCACTTGAAACTTTTTCTGGCAATTCTGTTCAGAAACGAACAGGTATTTGAAAGTTTCAGATCGAGCCTGACTGCGGGTCATTTTGATTTTGTAGGGTATCAGTTACTTTACAAAGTGGTTTGGGATTATTTTAACGAAAACAACTGTCTTCCTGAGCTTTCGCAGATTAATGCGGATGTCGCTAGCTATATTGAAAAAGGCTTTTTGGAACTAGATACCGAAGAGTACGACGAGCTAGACGATTTTCTTTACTACGCCTTCGATCCTGACTTGTTTAAAGATCAAGAAGGTCCAAAGAGTTCAAAGTCAGAATCGTTTGCTTTCAAGTTTGCGACTAAGTTTTTGCTCGAGCAGCAAAAGAAGCTTGCAATAGCCAAGCTACGGGACCTAGATGATATAGGGCAGTTACCTGCTATCTTCGAGCAAGCATCAGCACAGACTGAGTCGTTGATGGGCTTGTCGATATCTGGCGGTAGAAATTTAACTTTGCCCGACGGCTGGGATCAGCGTGCAAATGTAAGTTTGACATCGTGCGGTATTGGTTTTCTTGATACGTTTCTTGACAGCGGTACGGCTCCGGGTGAAGCGTACGCTATTTTAGCTCCGTTTGGTTCGTACAAGACCACGCTGGCTGTAATGCTGTGGTACGCGGCTGCGAAACAAGCTTTTGCTAGGTTTTTAAGCGGTGAATCGAACGGTAAAAAAGGTTTGGCTGTTTTAGTTTCCTACGAGGCTCCACTGCAAAACGAACTTCGAGATAGGTTGCTGATGTACTCAGCTCAAATATCTCGCACACGATTGCAAGTGATGGGAACCAACGGTGTTTCAATATTCGGCACTGATCCAGAACAACCAAACGATTACGAAAAAGTACTTTTTAAGGAGCAGATTGCCAACGGTGTATTTGAACCTGAAATGCAAAGGTACCAACGTGTTTTGCCGATTGTTAACGAGCACACTGTTTGCCTCGACTTTACCGGTAGACACGAGAAGTTCAAGACTGCCGGAAACCGCGGTGTTCCTGAGATAGCTTCGGCTATAAAAACGGAATTAAAGCGATGTGGTCCTGATTATTTTGTAGCTACCGTTATTTTGGACTATGTAGGCTTGATGGTACAGCGAGATGTGACGGTTGACCCGAAGCAAAGACAAAGGGAAGACGTTTTGTATCAGCTAGCTGGCTTAAACCTTGTTAACAGGATTGCTATGCCTTTTAACACCCCTGTTTGGGCCTTTCATCAATTATCGGGCGAAGCCAACGCTATCTTAAATCCAGCAAAACGAATGGATCACACACAGGCAAAAGGTTCAAAAAGCTTCGGAGAAAACTTCGCTTTCTGTTTTGCAGGTAGTAGGTTAAATGACGACTACATGGGTCAGCTTACTTGTTCTAAGCAGCGACGAGCTGGAAAACACAATCCTGTTCTTCTTAAAGTAGATGGCCTATTTAACACTGTGACGTCGCCCGAAGGTTACACAATTGACAGACTTGGTCGAATAGTTCGAAAAGAAAGTATTGCTGACAGTCAAATTGTTGCACCACCGATTGATGGGTTTATACCAAGTATTGAAGAAAATACGGAAGCTGATGGTTCTGATGTCGATGACGAATTTGATTTTAACAATTCCTATGACGAAGCAAATGAAACACAAGAGCAGACATGATGGCAGACAAACCTTTAAATTTACTTCTTTACAACAGAATTAAAGCGACTTTCAAAAACGTAAGAATAGGAAATTCAAGCGAGAAACAAGAACGAAAGCGTCGCATTGATTTTTTAACTAACAAAGAAACAGTTGACATTCAAAACTGGGGGGAGACTTACGCCGTCTGCTGCCCGTTTTGCAACGACACGCGATTTCGATGTTTGATTAATCACAGATATGGAACAGTCGATGAGTATCAGAGAATACAAAACAGGCTTGTTGTTTGTTTTAACGCAGGTTGTCCGCTATCGCTAAAAAAACAAGAATGTTACGATCGGCTTGAAGTGATGCTTACCGGGCATAAACTTTTTGATTTAACAAAAGCGGAAGTCGTAGAGGGTAAAGAAGTAGATCTTGATTCATTTAGAATGAGCTGGCCCGGAGAAGTTGTTCGAATAGACAAATTACCTCAAGATCACCAAGCTGTTGTTTGGTTGACTAGTATTCGTGGATTCGATGTAAAAAAGCTTGGTGTTTATTATAACGTGCACTGGTGCGAAAACAGTAGTCATGCTTTGTGCCGTAAACGTATAATTATTCCGATCTACATGAACAAAAAGATGGTTGGATTTCAAGCTAGAGCTCCTTTTGACATCGATTGGAAACTGGCAAGCGTTCCTAAATACTACACCGCAAGAGGAACACCTAAACGACAAGTAATTTATAATTTTGGTAACATGAGAAAACGTGAAACCGGAATTGTTGTTGAGGGTGTTACCAGTGTTTGGCGGGGCGGCGACTCGTTTGGTGCAATACTTGGTGCGTCTGTTACCACAAAGCAGTTTGAACTGCTGGCAGCCAGTTTTAAAAATCATTCCGTTGTATTTTTGCTCGACCCAGACGTACGTAAAGACGCAGAAAAAGCTAAAGTACTTGAAAATTTAATGGAAACAGAAAAACGGCTAAAAGCAGAATTAGCTGGTGGTTGTTGTTCGGTATGGTTGCCGGACGACACCGACCCGGCTGATTTTGAGCAAGCTTTTCTTTACGACTACATTGCCAGTGAAGCGGCTAAACAAGGTGTCAAAGTTTCTTGGAAGAAGATAGATGGCTAGAAAAATACAAAAACTAGGTGGGACGGTAAACGTTCTTAATCGTTCTAATGTCAAGTCACAGCAATTCAAGCTGAACAAGTTAGCAGAAATTAGAACTAGTTCTGCAATTTATCCTTTAGATTCGCCGGAACTACCTACGCTTTACGGTGGAAGTGCTTTTACACAACACGCTGAAGCGAGAGGCGACGCTAGTGACTCGTTTATGTACGAGCTTATCCGCAGTGCTTTGCGAGACTCTTCGTTTGTTTTGCCGGTAGAAATAGCATCACATCAAACGAAAGACGTAAAGTTTCTTCCTGGGCACTTGTGGGGGGCTGACGTTGCTGGCCCTCGACCGGCCAAGATAATGATCATTAACAAAAATCCATGGGGTGCGGCCCTTAATCAAAAACGGTGCTTTGCGGACGAAGACGGCTTAATGTTGCTCAAACTTTTTGAGCAGTTTAAGCTTCCTAACATTGGTAGCATTTATGTTACCAATCTTGTGAAGTTTATGCCTCCAAACGGTAAAACGACGTTTAGAGCGCAGTGGGTAAAAGACGGTGCTTATCTACTTGCTCACGAGATCAAAATAGTTAGACCGGATTTTATTCTTTGTCTTGGAACTGACGCAAGTAAGGCTCTTCTTGGCGACGGACACGGCGTCAACGAAATGCTAGGTAAAGTCGTCAAGTACAAATACAACACAGCGTTAGATAAAGAGAGCGTAGCGGATAGCTGGTCAGAAGCTGCCGTGATGACTGTTGTGCATCCACGGCAAACTATCAGAGATCAGTCTGCAATTAGATCTTTAGAAACTGGAATTGCTTCGTTTGTAAATCTCACAAGCGGCAAAGACGTAAGCTTCGATACGACCGTTCAGCACAATGTAGTTAGTACAGTTGACGAGCTGATTTACTACTTGACTGAAATAGATAAAGAGTACATTTCGATCGAAGAAGTTATTGCGGTCGACGCAGAATGGCACGGTTCGCACGGGGTTAACAAAGGCTCCTACATGCGAACTATACAGCTAGCTTGGAAACCTAAAAAAGCTATCGGTATTATTCTGCATCACGCAGGCGGTGCGATAAACGAGGAACTGGACGTTTTAAACGATCCAGAGATAGCTGCTCTTCTGACTACTTTTTTCAAAGGTGGTAAGGTAACAGTTACACGCGAAGACGGACAAAAGCTTGATTTACAATTTAAACGAAAGCGGGTTGTCGGGCATTTCTTTAACGCTGACTTGGAGTGGCTAGTTGGATACGGTATTGACATTCAGGAGTGTTTTTCATGTAAGCTTTACGATCTCGAGCTACCGCAATTAGACAAGCTACCAAAAGGCAGTAAGGCATTATTTAATGCCTATTTTGCTGACGGTTTTGAGCCTGGTTCTACTGTTCCTGCTTGGTACCGAACTAAGTACGAAGGCGGGGCAGACACGGGACTTATGTGTCACGCAATTGAGGAGACAGCTCAATACAAGCTTGAGCTGCTCGCAGCTCGTTACTTAAACGCTCCAAGGTACGATACGGCGTTGCAGGAGTGGAAAACAACGTACTGTAAAAAGCACGGGCTGTCGTCTGAAGAGCTGGAAGGTTACGGCGAATGTCCAAACGAAACGCTTTTACCTTATGGCATGTGGGACGCGGACGTCACACTTAGGCTGTACTACAAGTTCAATCCCATGCTTGATAGCGACTACGACGGTAACTGCTGCCGTGAAGCTTTCTGGGAATCTCAAATAGCCACGCCTGCTGTTTTGGATATTCACCGAAACGGCATAACACTCGATAAAGCCAGAGTCGACTTTTTGACGGTGCAATTTGTAGACGGTAGAAACGAAATCGAAGCAAAGATTCGAAAGAGTTTTAACTGGCCTGATTTTAATATCAGGTCTCTTGTTCATCTTCGAGAAGCTTTGTTTGGGCACCAACTAAACGGCAAACGAGACAAAGAAACTGGAGCACCGGTTAGGGTTAGACCTGCGGACGCCAAATCGTTGAATTTGATGCCGCTTTACGACACAAGCAAACCGCCTAAACCATGGGAGGAGATCAGACAAAAAGGAGTCGAAAGCCAACATAATCCGTCTACCAGCAATAAGATTCTTCCTATCCTTGCACAGGAGATAAAGGACGAAAATAAGCAAGCGTTGCTTAGATTGATCCGAGATTATCGTTTCCTGGATCAAGCGTTAAAAACGGTTTTACGGCCACCCTCAATCGATGAGGACACTAAAGAAGTTTGTTACGACGACGACGGCAACATGGAGTACGATAAAGGGCTAGCCGCGGCTTGTTGCTCGGACGGAAAAGTACGAACGCACATATATCAAACTAAGGAAACAGGTCGATGGTCAAGTGCCAGGCCTAATCTTCAAAATATATCCAAAAAACGCGACGACGACTTCAAACGGCTGCTTAAATCTAGGTACAAATACAAACTAAGAAGCTTGTTGAAAGCCTCGCCAGGTTATGTGCTTGTTGAGGCGGACTATGTCGGCGCTGAACTTTTTGGAATGGCGGTCATGGCTGGCGATGTTAACATGATTGACCATGCTAAGCGTAATCAGCTACCAGAGAATCATCCTGATTTTTACGACATACATTCAAATGTAGCTGTTAATGCGTTTAGGCTGAAGTGTGCCCCCACTAAAACAGGGCTTAAGTCCATTGAAAAAACACACCTACGCATTGTAGCCAAGTCTGTTATTTTCGGTATTGCTTACGGGCGAGGAGCCAAGGCTATCTCGATCGCCGCAAAAGAGGAAGGTATTGACATTACGGTAGATGAAGCTAAAGCCGTAATTAAAACTATCTTCAACACGTACCCAGCCCTTGTTCCGTTTTTTGAAGGTTGCAAGGAAAGAGCTCGCGGCTATTACCTGGATGAAAATCAACAACCAGTTGAAGTGCCACGATATCTTTGCAATTGCTTTGGACGGTTTAGACGGTTTCCAGACAGCTCGGGTGCAAGTGATCTTGCAGCTGAGTTTGAACGACAAGCCATGAACTTTCCAATCCAAAGCATGATTGCTTCCGTAGTAAGCCGAGCGCTAGGCTACATCATGGATTATCGCGACAAGCAGCGAAAACAAGGACACGATATGTTCAGGCTTTTGCTGCAGGTTCACGATGCGATCTTGCTTGAGGTGCCGTACAAATATGTCAAACATGTTTGCGAGTACGTGCTGCCGACTTACATGCGAAAATCAGTTCCGATTTATCCAACTTACATTTCCGGCGACAGGGAGGGTGAGCCCACAGGTTCAGGACCCTATTATCTTGGAATTGAAGGTGAGGTCATGACGCACTGGGGCGAGAAAGTAACGGATACTGAAGCAAAAAAATACGGTTTACCGTTGGGCCAGGGCATTGTCGAAGGCTGCGTTTTTCATTACAGTGAACCGGCTAAAGCTGGTGACGACAGGTCCGTGGTTTTTAACACAAAACCCAGACTTAAACGTGATATGACCCCACCACCACCTTACGAACAAAGGCGAAAAAAATGAAAAATTTAACACAGGACCAATTTAAGGCGATTGAAAATAAGGTACAAGGCATGGAGCTTTGCGCGGGACTTGGATCGTATGAATCGGCGTGCTCGATTGCGGCGATAAATCTAGCTTTGACCGGTGAATTGCACGATGGCATTCCAGCCTGTATGAGCGAGGTAATAGGTCATTGGATTATTTCGATTCAAGACGCGATACCTGCATATATTCGAAACAGCCGCCAATGGAAGTCTTTGCTTCCTCTAGCGGCTGGCACAGGTCGAAAAAAAGAAAAAGAACGGTTGGAGTTGCTTTTAGATTGGATGTGGAACTCGGTTCTTCCTCGTGCTCAGTCTGAAGCTGACATTTTTTGTTTCGGCGGTCCGTGGCGGGTGATGCTTAACGAAAAAAATGCAGATGCTGCCATTGCGGCGGCTAGGGCAGCGTCTGTTTCGAGTTCTACTGTTACCGGGGCTTGGTTTGCGGCTACAGCTGCAGCCAGAGCTGCAGATAATGCGTCTATTGCTGCTCGTAGTGATAAGCATAATGTCAGTCGTGACCGGGCACGCTGTGTCGCTACTACTGCGGGTAATGTTATGTACACTACGGGTTCTAGCCGTAAGCCTGATTGGCGTCCGCTTGACCCTTGCGGAACGCTGCAGCGGCTGATTGAAGTCGTTTAGTTTGTTAGTCAATTTGGTGAGATCGACAAGAAACCTTGGAGAAAGTAATCGTGCTTATTTGCGTCGAAGGTATAGACGGTTCCGGTAAAGGTACCGTTACAAAATTGCTACGAGAGCATTTTGAAAAGGCAGGGGCAACGACAAAGCTTTTTTCGTTTCCTGCTTACGGACACAACGCCTGGAGCGATATCATTGGCAGATATCTAAACGGCGAGTTTGGCGTGTTTCCAATAGAGGTACAGGCCAGTCTTTTTGCCATGGAACGATTTGGTTTTAAACCGGATTTGAAACAAGCACTGGAAGAAAACGACATTGTTTTTTGTGATCGTTACGTGCCTAGTAATTTGGCTTACGCCGCCGCTGCGGTAGAAAGGGAGCGAGAGGAAGGGATAATTGAGCTGATTTGCAATCTTGAGTACGGTCAGATGGGATTACCAAAACCAGACTGCATCGTTTTCCTGCATATGCCTGTAGATTTAGCGATAGTAAACATTGCCAAAAAAGCAGAAAGGCAATACACGAAAAAAACGCTAGACCTACTTGAAAGCAAACGCGAATTGTTGCATAATGCTTCACGCATCTACTCAGAAATGAAACGGCTACACCCTGCGGCTGGTTTTATTCGGGTAGATTGCACAGACAATGCAACAGAAGATGGTTTAAAGAGTTTTTCTGATATTGTGTCAGAGATTGTTTCATTTAATTGTTTTAAGACTTGGAGTTAAGAATGAATAACCGATTGCGACCGCGTGCAAAAAGTACTACTCAAAGAAGTTTGCTGCCTACGGACGACGGGCCAAGGTTGAGCCCTAGAAACAACCATTTCATCAACAAGGACGCCAAGAAAGTGCGGCTTGTAACCCCCGACTGCTACAAGAAGGGTGGTACGATGTCTATTCGTATCTGGAACATGCTCAATCCAGAAAACCCGACCGAGCTTCTAAACGGTCGTACTTCGCAGTACGACGTAGCTGGTCTGGAAGGTGTTTCGATTTCTGAGCCGGTGTATGTTTGCAACTACGCTGGCATCAACCAAAATACCGATAAGATTATTGGCCATGATGCCAAAGAATGTAATCCTGTTAGTTACATTATTGCACGCAGCAAGGAACGCGTTGTTGACGGCATTAACTTTTGGGAAGAACCTTACGTTAAGTTCTGTAAAGTTGCCAAAGACGCGCACGAAAGCGGTAGGTTTACGGCGAATCGAAAATGGGATTCTGATTGGAATTCGCTTCTCGCGAGTAAAATGGACAAGGCTATCCAGCCGTGGAAGCAGATCTATTTTGGCGTGGGTTCGATTTACAACAATGGACCTAAGCTTGACCTAGTTCGAGAAGATTTGAGTTACGAAAAGAACGGGAAGCGAGTCGACAAGGAGGCTGAGCGTAATGGCATTCCTTTAGGTGAGGCAGCAGAAGATCCGCTTCCGCTGTTTACGTTGTCGGTCAGCACCGGACGTAAGCTTCTTGAGCTTATGTCTCGAACCAAGGAGACCTACGAGGGGGACCCTGATGTAGACCCGTCGTGCATGTACAAATACGGCGATCCTTGCGGTAAATTTGACGCACAAAAGCGTATTGTTAACGGTGGATGCTTTTTCCATATTTTCAATCCCGATGTGTTTACATTTGATCCGAACGATCCCATCCACAAGCAGATGCTGAAAAACACAACTTACGTGTTTAACGCAGCGGAAACCGCATCGAAAAGCAAGAACACCAAAGGCGGTGAGCAAGTAACGCTTTACGAAGCAGCTGTGTCCTCTGGAATTGTCGGGCCTAACGGTCTGATTAAACCGGGTTTCACACAAGAACAGGTAAACAATATCACTTCAAAGCATTTGTTTTTCTGGAAAGACTCAGACGAAGACGGCCCAGATTCGTTTTTGCTTTATGAGCCTTCAATTGAAGAGCGTTGCGTTTGGATTGCAACTGCGTTTAAGTTTGTACCTAAGCTTGTAGAACTCTGCTGGATGAGTAACACCGATTATCTTGAATTTGACTCGGTTAAAGCCGTTCTCAGAAATCGAACACAAGTTCGAATCCCAGAGTACACGCCTGAACCTGAAGAAGAACAAGAAGAGGAAACGCCTGTTACCAAGGTTACTTCAACCAAAGCAAACAAACCGGCACCTGCAGCGGCATTTGCTGAAAGTTTGATGGACGATTTCGATTCAGCTTCAGACGAGCCCGGTGAAGACTATCCGGCTCCTGCGATTGAAACTAAGGCTACCAAAGCTTCGACAACAAAAGTAACTAAGCCAAACGCCGAAGAACTGATGCAGGATTTTGAAGAGTTTGACTCTGAAGGTGAAATCGAAGCTGAGTCTGACGATGCCGAAAGCGACTCCGGCGTTGTACAACAATTTGAACAGGTTGAATCGTTTGAAGACGAAGTTTCGGCTGACTTCGACCCGCAGCCTGAGGTTGACGAAGCAGAAGATGCGGACCCTTTTGTAGCTAGCACTACAAAAAGTCTTGAAACCGCTAAGGCTATTGGTCGTTCTGCGGCTAGAAATTCCAAGCCTAAGAAGTAATGTGTTTAGTTTTTGTTCACGCGTAGCCGGATAACCCGGCTACGCTTTTTGGAGTCGTCATGTCTGAAAATTCTGATTACGATGAGTTTATTGCAGATTCTTCGTTAGAGCTGCCGTCACAACCGGTGAAACCGGAAAACACGGCTAAAACGCAAAAGCCGGAATCTATTGCGGCTGATAGTAAAAAGAAAGACGCTAAAAGCGGAATTAAAAAATCAAGCAAGCCTGCTAAAGAGGAATCGAACGAACCTGCAGATAAGCTTGCTATTTTCCACGACCCAAGAAAGCTTACCAAGGCAGGTAAGGCGTCTCTTGATGCTCAGTGGTCTGGTAATAATCGGAGTAATGCGCGTAACGGGTTGATGAAAGCGTTTACCGCGGTAGCAAAAGAGAAATTTGGGGCAACTAAGGTTTTTGGCAGTAGAAAGGAATTGGATCAGCTTTGCGTAGGTATTCCTACTCCGTCTTTACCGATTGAGTATGTGCTTGCAAACGATGTCCTACCGTTTGCGCTCATCATGCTTGCGGGTAGCTGGGGGTCGTGTAAATCTTCGCTTCTGTTTGAGTTTTTTAGATGGGTCTACGAGCTCAACGGTTTGCCTTTTCACATTGACGCGGAGCACAAGTTTGACGCGGATTTTGCTTGCCGCATCATGCGATCGCCACACGATGTTGTACCGTTCGTCTCCAACCGCTGTAACTCTACCGAAGAGTGGCAGGAGATGTTTACGCATTATGTGGCAGAAGTAAAACGTGTTCTTACTGGCACTAAGCGAGAGCCTGGGCCTGGCCCAACAATTCCAGTGGCTATTGGATTGGATTCACTAGCAGCTGGTCTATCGCAAGAGTTGCAAGACAAAGTAGTTCAAGAAGGTCACGCCGACCGAGCTCACCCGATTGATGCGTTGAAAAACAAAAACTACCTGAATGCGATTATTCCTCAATTGACCAACTTTCCTTTCATGATCTTGGTTGTGAACCACCTCAAGACTAAAAAGGACGATAGAGGTATTGAGCATAGTTACACGCTAGGCGGCGAGAACGTAAACTTCCGCGAGTCTATCGGGCTTAACTTGTCTGTGTGGCGGAGCAAGTTTAAGAATTCACAATTTGAAGGTATCGGCGTAAAGATAGCCTGTTCGAAAAATTCTTTTGGTCCGACACACCGTTGGATTAAAACCAGGTTTCTTTGGTGGCATGAACAAGATCCGACTACGGGTCAGTTTATACAGCAGGTAACCTGGGATTGGGATTGGTCGATTTGCAGTCTGTTACACGAAGCCGAGGGTATTGCTAAGAATAGACTCAAGGCGATGGGTTTAGACATCAAGGTGAAGTCGCCTGCGGCTGACGTTGAATGCCTAGCAAACATGGTTGCACTCGGTATGGGTAAAGAGGAGTACCTACCCTGGCAAGAAGTAGGGCAGATGATCCACTCTAATCCTGAGATTTGTAGTAAAATTCGTGAGGCTTTAGACATCAAGGCTAGACCAAAGCTAATCAACGGTCTGTCGCTTGCAGATATCCACAACGACTACAGAGCTGAGGCCGAGTAATGGAAGGCAATCCAAACAACCCGTTGCTGGCCAAGTTTCAGAGCATCGATGCTCATTCGGTCACTAGTGCTGCATGGGAACACGCTAGGATTATGCACCTTATACAGGTCACAGGTTACAAAACGCTGCTTTCAGAGCTGAAACAAATTGCTGCAACTAGCACTTACACGTTTGATGATTTCAATCAAGTGTGTAACGATTTTCCATTTGTGCTTTTTGCTGACACGTTTAAAGGGCAGCCGCCAATTCACCGGGATAACCGCTCGGTGCATCCTATGTGGTTTAAATCTTTTACCGTTTTACCGCTGGTAAAAAAGTACCTGGAGAAGCACAAGTCTTTTTCAGGTAAAAAGCCCGTAGGTATGGTTTTTCCAAGGAAGGGTTTTCAGCAGGGTTTGATTCTGCATAATGGGGATCCAGACAAATTTGTTCCGTCTGGCTCTGGTTGCCATCTTTACAAGGCTGAGGATGGCAGTACTATGGTTGTTCAGTCTTTTACTGGTTTTTTGAATCACCTAAGGAGTAACACATGAGTGCTTTGATCGTTTCTAAGAAGAAACAAGAATTGCTAGATTCGATGAACGATGTCACAAAGGAAATTGCATCGAAGATCGAGCAGAAGATTCTTGCGGCAGGTAAGGTCGGCGTTTTGCTATATCACGATATTGGCAGCTCGATTGACATTTTGTACAAGTCAGAAGGCCTAAATGATGCGGCCAAGCGAGCTGAAATGAATAAGCTCGCAAACTATCTGGGTAAAGATGGTTTCAGCTTGACGCAGTTGACAGATTATCGAAACGTTGCTTTGGCGTTTCGAAGAGAGTACTTGGTGCAGCAGGTTGAGCAACCTATGAGCGACGGAAGGTTGCTTAGTTTTTCGCACTTTCATCAGTTGCAAAAGATTTCAAATGAAGCTAAACGAGAGGCGTTGTTGGTTAAAATTCGTAAGGAAGCGATGTCAGCTCGTGAGTTAGGTGTTGAGATTTCTAGCAAAGGTGACGCAGAGATTAAACGAAATGGCGGGCGAAAGCCAGGCATTCCAAAGTCACCTAACGCCATGTTGCAGAAGTTAATCAACAGCACACAGCAAACTGATAACTACTTGCAAGAAATGCTTAGTCCATTTGTTGCTGCGGTCGACGAAATCGAAGACGGTAATTTTGATGCTGAGTTTGTTGAAAACTTAGACAATGCACTGGCCAGAATTTCGGAAACCGAAAAAACGCTACTTGAGACACGAGACAAGTTGAAGAAAGCTCGGTCTCGAGCACCTAAGAAAGCCGAACCGGTTGCAACGGCGGCTAAAAAAGCGAAAGGCTAACGATGTTCACTGTTTGTGTGTTGCTTTACGGCAACTATCCTGAGCTTGCAAAACGCGTGCTGGAGTCTATCTCTGGCACGCGTTTTGTTTTAGAAATACGAGTCGGGCTTAACGAAGTATCAAATGATACTGCGTCTTTTGTTCGCAATTGGGCTGCGACAAAGTCCAAACGTACTAAAGTTTCGTTGTACCAGCCCGTTAACAACGAAAATGTCGGCAAATACCCACTTATGCGTCAAATGTTTAAAAATCTGAAAACCAAGGAAGTAATGTGGTTTGATGACGACAGTTATCTGTTGAACGTAGACGATGCCTGGTGGCGACAAGTAAAGGACGCAACTAGACTGTACGATATCTACGGTTGTGTTCACCGGATACGTCAGCGTGGTAAGCAGTATGCAGCTATACCGCACCAACCCTGGTACACGGGTAAACCTGTAACCTCTAACCACCTTTACAAGTTTGTTACTGGTGGTTGGTGGGTGGGCAATGCTTTCTTTTTAACGAGATGGGACTACCCTTTTCCAGAATTGCATCACAATGGGGGAGATTCTATTTTAGGAGAGCTAGCTCGACAGCAGAACGCGAGACTAGGTCGAGCACCTGAGAGCGTGGCTTTGTGTCATTGCGAAGCCTGCTTCAAGGATGCACTAGACACTAAGAAAGGTGTGCATATCAACGTGGGCGGCAGATCAGGTAGACGAGGTATAGGTGTAACTGGTGAGCGTTATGTTTTTTCAGATGGAGAACCATTTCCATCGACAACGCACCAGAATTTCGAAACGCAAGTAACTTTTTACGGAAGCTAACATGAAATTTGATTTTAAAGACATGGAACCCGGTGACGGGTTTAACGCGTATATTACCGACGACTTGCTTGTTTTTGATCTGACATACCGTGGTGAGATTGTTTTTGATACGGTATTGGCCTCCTTAGCCGACTACCCGGACTGCGGACCTTTCGCAGCAAGCCATCTAGAACGGCTAAACCACTTCGCGGCGGCTGTAGCTGAGTTTTTAAATGCCGAAGGTACGCTAGAACAAATGACAGAGGTTTTGCAAAAAATGTCCAACATGCCTGTTGATTCACATAGTCCTTTGCTTGACTTCTCGCCGTACCAGTATTTGCACGGCTTTGGCAACGACAAAAGCCATCACATGTTTCTCGACCCGAGCACAGGGCACGCCGTAGAATGGGATCGATTTCTTTTCATTGACATGGCCCTTACAGTAGAAGATTGCGGAGTAGACCTCAATGGAGCTACCGGAAATACCGTCGATATCGATAGCCAAGATCCTGGCCAAACGGGACAGACTAACTTCCGCATTGACGTCCTTCCTGGGACATGATCTTACTCAGGGTGTTTACGATGCTTTTAGTGAAAAGTTGCTTTCGGCTTTGCCGGAAGGTATGCCCGCGGCGTCGGTTACTAACAGCATCAAAAACTTAGCCGGTAAAGTTTTGACTGATAGCCTTCTACTCGAGCTTTGTTGGCGAATAGCCGCAAATGTCGACACGATGTGGGTAGGCAATCCGGTCATCGACTGGACTTTTCAACGTAAATTTGAATGGATACCGGTCTTTGTGGAAGAGGTACACGTAGTTAAGCAAGATGGAAAGTTGAAAAATCGTTTCATATTTCAATCACTTGCTGGTTCTATTGTACCTAGGAAGTTGGTTCAGAGCTGGTCTTTTGAAAAGACAACGCACCTGGCAACAAACAGAGACAATAAAAACTTAGGTTTCGGCTTTAATCGGTCTAAGCTTAACCGGCTTGGTGAGAATACGGCTCGAAACTTGTTTTGGGATTACCGGCAATACGCAGGTCTTCGTTGCTTTTTGCTGCTTGATCCTACGCGATCTAAGGCTAGAAATGAACCGACAGCAACTGAAGTAGGCCACAGTAACTCAACTATGACCTACAACAAAATTTTGATAACAAGGCGGGACAGAAACGTAACTCCTTGTTTTCACAAGCTTTCGGATAGTATAGAATGCCATCAATGTCCGTACGGTACGGACAGGTGTGAGATGGCTACGCATCCTAGTACTTATACGATAATAAGCTGCAAAGCGTGTAAGACTAGGGGCTACTGTAATCAAGACGATAAACTTCACCCAGATGTTTGCGTTAACTGTGCAGCGGTCAGGAGAAAACAATGACATTGCAGGCTAGAATGTCGGCAAGTGACAATCGACTTTACAATCCAGGCAGAGATGTGGCACATAACTTTAAGCAAGTTATGGAGGAAGTAGCCAAGAGACTCGAGGACAAGAACTCCTGGAAAGAACTTTCCGAGGTGCTTAAACGCGAAAATGTAACAGACAAAGATTTAGGTGACGCTTGTGCAGCTTATTGCCGTTATCTTGTAGACTCAGCAAACCTACCCCAACTGTCTATGCTCAACGCAATGGACGACTCCGGGTTTTTTGAAACGAAGCCAGCGGCACAAGTTGCTGTTATGGCTATGATAGGTACCGTGTATGCTGGTATTCAGCATGTAGGTATCAGGGAAGCTACGCTTGGCGGCGAAGGTCCTTTGCACGACGCAAAGTCTTTGGTTAAAGAGTCGCAGTCTTTGCTTGAGTATATGCGATATCCACGATGGTTGCGTAGAGTTTACAAGTTGTTTGCCAAGCTAAAAGCGGCTTTAGGCGTTTTTTCAAGTCGATAAGCCTTATGATAGTAAACGAATGGAGTCCTCGGTTTAAGAAACAATACGGCGGTGAGTTTCCAAGCTCATATCTTTGTTTCGATACCGAGTTCACAGGTAATAGCCAAGAAAAAGATCTCGTGTTAGAGATCGGGCACGTGATCGTTGAAGATAACAAGGTCGTAGATCATAAAAGTTTTGTGCTTAACTGGTACAAAGCAGATATTGATACGGGCTGGTTAGACTACAAACTGAGTAACATGCGTGGCATTATCGGTGCCGGTTGGCGTTTAAACCCTTCTTTTATAAAGGAAAACGGGCAAGACCCAATTGAAGTCCTTCGTTTTTATTATCAGCTTTTCGATACATGGAAAAAAAGAGAATTACCTTTTGTGGCTCAGAACGGAGTCTGGGCCGACGAGAGAATGGTTAAGAGTAATTTCAACCGGTTTCTTAACAGAAGCTTTGATCTGCCTGCTTCGAGCTACTTCGATACTGGTGTACTTTTCAAAGCCAGCCGTATTATGGACCCTGGTAGCCCGTTTGGAGTGTATAGGGGTATCGTGCTACCAGCAGCCGGAGAGACGCTTAAAGACTACTTCATCCGCATAGCAGGCGTCAGAATCGCAGGGCTTAAATGGAACATGTCGGCTATTCTGGATTTCTACAAGTTGACAGAAAAGCACGCTATTGATGCAAACCAACTGCACGGTGCAGCTTACGACGCGATGTGTGTACATTACATTATGCAGCAGTACCGACTACTGGTTAACGAGCAGCCTAAACCGCTATCACCAGAAGGCTTAGAGCCTTTAATCGAAAAAGAAATTAAGCAAATTCAGCTAGAAGCTTTGACTGATAAGGTTGAAAATTTACCGAGAGTACCGACAATAGACAGAGCTACGAGAACCGTTCCAGCCGTATCGCCCGCACAGCGACGAAAGCAAAGGCCTGTTTGATGTCTGAAGAATATCAGTTTTATGTCCCGTACGACAAACTGCAGGACTACCGAAAAAAGAACACACCAGATGCGTGTCCTATTTTAGGTATGTCCGGGGATAAGTTCACTCCAGTAGTTGATCACGATCACAACTCAGGTAGAGTGCGGGGCGTCATTTCGCTGGAAGTAAACGCTCTTATGGGTAAGATCGAGAATTTCTTTCGCACAAGATGCGTAAATACTACTGTTTCTTTACCTGATACTTTACGCAAGATTGCCACCTATCTGGAAGCGTCGCAAGGCCCTTATCATCCAATCGGGCTTAAGCAGGTCACACGAAGATTTAGCCGGGTCAATAAAAAGCAACAAATCGACAGCTTATTGTCGATGGGTGCAGCTACTTCTCAAATTGAAGGTTGTAAAAGCGCAGCTAAGCGTACTGCGATGTATCGTAAATTGCTCGTAGAGGGGCGTAAGGCAAACTGATGTTAGTTTTTTTGAGCTGGCTTGAGACGGATAACGTTATAAGGTGGTGGGAAGACACAGCGGCTATGCTTGATGCGGTGTGTGATGCTGAAAGTAAAGCTGATCGATTTGCTCGCATAAAAGCCGCGAGTCCAGAACTACAAGTTTTGCTTAAGCAATTTGAAAACCCTTTTAAATTACTACAAGACTTTAAGTCAGCAGATCCGTTCAATTACACTTTGCTGGCCACACGTATAACTGTGCCGCAGAAGAATAAGTCAGCTAAGTACAGTCTAGCGACACGTTTTCCGGGAACACCGGACGCTAAGCCGCCGATTAGTTTGGCTTGCAAGTCGTTTTTTTCGGCTACCTTTCCTGATCTCTTTATGAGAGCCCACAAGCCAAAATCAGAGAATGATATTACCTTTGTCAGTTTCAAATCCGACAATGATTTCTGTCGGTTACTGGTGAACGCTTGCGCTGTTTTAGATAGTCCAATACCTTACGGTATGGATACTTTTGAAGGCATACGGCATATTCAAATTTGCGAGACAGAAGCGTTAGGTTTGGTCAAAGCTTACGCACATAACAACCGCCAAAAGCTTGAGCAGACAGGTACGCTAGCCATATACGATAATCTAGCAAATCAGTATTGTCCTGGTGCTGGTGTCGACAACTCAAGCATTTTGTTGCTTACCGCGGCACAGATACTCGGTATTGTTGACTCGGTACCGGTGGAAAAATAATCGTGAACAAAGTTCAGCTGCACGAAGACAAACACTATCTTTTCAAGCCGTTCAGAGTTCCTAAATATCGTATTCAGTTCCAGAACGCGAAAAAGCTTGAGAACATTCCAGGTTACGCGTGGTACACACCAGCTGCACTGTATTTGTGGGGTCGATTCACTGAAAAAAATTTGTCAGATCTAGTTGAAAAGTACAACTTGTCTGTATATTGGTACCAGTTCGATAAACCTATATTCTCCGGGTTTGCACACGGGGAAGATAAGGCATGGAACCATTTGTTGTGGGCAGTGCGAATTGATGAGTACCAAAAGTTAGTCGATGGAATCCTGGAAACGGTGCAGTTTGATTTAGACAAGAACGTGCTTTACCAGTACGCGTTGCAAAAGCTAAAAATTTACGATCCGCTAAATACGGATTTAGAGCGTGTCGTTTTAACAAGTACACCGGTAATAGAGATCAGTGTTTTTGCGGTGCTTTCAAACATCAGGCAGTGCGCCTTCGATACAAAAAAATCAACACAAGCTTTACCTGGCATGGTGTCTTATCCTCCGGACAGCTTGCATGTTAAAGCTGCAAAAAGACTATTTAGCCTTTCGCACAAAGACACTGACGCTGCATTTTTAGCTTACAAGCGAGTAATGACCGAAATGCAGGATGAAGCGTACTACTTAGATGTAGCTAAGCGAGGTAAAAGCATTTCTTCAAAAAGGACAAACGTATGACTTTTGAAATAACAGATCCGAAATTGTTTCCTTTAAAAAGTTTGCAAACGTTTCTTATCCCGGATCAACTTCTTTCTTTGAAGCTGTTCTATGCAGAGTCTTTGGACTTGCTGGAATTAAAAGTAAACGACTGGGTTTCTAGCACCAAGTCAATTATAGCTGTTCCGGGCGTTGTTTCTATTTCTGCGGATATGTTTTATGTAACACTGTCTTACGTGCCTTCTAGCGAGGGGATACAAGATGACAGGAGTTAAGAAACCAGAGTTGTCGGCTATTGAAAACGCAATGCAGGCTATCGTAACCAGGCAACCTGCGACTGACGACAATCAACTAGACTACGCTGCGTATCTTAAGCGACTACCCCCAGTCGTAGCAGACGCAATGCTGGCGATTAGTCAGCAGGAAGCTGAGGAAATATCGCTTCCGACACTTAAGTATTGTCTTTGCGATAGTCCGGAAGGCGATTACCCTTCAGTGTACGCCTACACAAGACTTTCCGATCTGGTAAAAGCTTTACATCTTCGCATAGGTAAGGAAACGTCCGTATCTGTGTTTTTCGGTTTACCATTGACTATAACCAAGATTCAAAGGATAAAGGGCGACATAGATTATTATCTGCGACTACCTAATCAGACAGCAGCCAGGTTGAACGCGGCAGGAGAGCTTGTCGTATTTGACGTGGCAGAACTAACTGAGAATGCGAATATGGAAGAACTACAACAAGGTTGGATGGGTGATGATGCCTTTCTTTCGTCGCAGTATTTTCAACCAGGTACATCTGATCCTTTTCAAGATTCCACGCAAAAAAATAACGACAACGACAACGACAACGACAATCTACCGTCTTAAAGGAAACGACAATGAGCGGCTACAAACCTAGTCTAGTACTACCAGGAGCCACGGAAATACCTAGTGCTTCAGCTAACGGTGTAAACGACGCTTACGCTGCAGATTCCGATGGCAGATCGTCAGGTTTTAATCATAACAAGCCTGGTGTAGTTGTAGTTGATCCAGATGAATCCGAATCGGTTACTGTCGACCTCAGCAAGGTTTCCAAAGAAGCTCTTCAAAAAGCTGCAAAAGCGGCAGCCAACGGTTCAGATTTTTTTCAAGCGTTAGCCGCACAACCTAAACAAAAAGCAACAAGAAAAGCCAGGACTCCTAAAGAAGCTAAACCGACTTCTACGGAGGTTTGGGAAGACCTGATTGATTACGAGGATTCGTCGGTGACCTTAAACAAAATAACTGCTGACGCGAAACCTGCAGCTGTTATTTCACGTGAAAGTGTGATTTCTGAGGCTTTTGCGAAGTTGGAAATACCGTTTCTGACGGCTGATGTTCCGTCTAAACCGTGTTTTACGGTATATTTTGAATTCGACCAGTTTGGTACTTTGTCGTCGAAGTATCATCAAGTTATTGACTCAAAACAATGTCTTGTTCTGGTTTACGACACTCGATTCGAGTACGGACAACAGTATTTGCCTCCTGTTTTAGACATAAACCAACCGGTAACGGTTGGAGTTCAAGCGACTGGCGTCAACTATCAAGTGGCTTCGGTTGGACTAAGTTGGACGATGGGTTGTTTAGACTTTGTTCTTTTGATTAAGGCGTGATAATTATGGAAAAGAATGGTGCTATTAGTAAAGATACTCCGTGCGATAAACCGGACTGCTGCCGAAAATCAGGCGGGGAGAAGCTTGCACAGATGGAGTTAAATTTTCCAGAAGACGAAAAAACCGCAGATCGGTTAGACGGTGGTTTGATGAAAGATGCGGTAGATGCTGTCAATAAGGCTACTAAGCAGTAGTTAGCTTTTAGAGGGATTTGCAATGACATACCAAAGCGCAAGCGTTCCGTTCTTCAGTCGCGGAGCAGGCGTATCGCACGGAGAGCATGGTTTTGCAGATCCCTTCAACGACATTGCAACAACCCAGATGCCGACGACTATCAAGTCGGCACTGTGGTGGTCTGAGTACATTTGGCAGATTATGGGTACTTATCGTACTGCCATGGAAAAGCTGGTTGCTTACTTTTTAACCGACATAGAAATCGGCGGAGAAGACGTAGGCGACGATGAAAAAAAGAAGTACAAGGACTATCTAGGGCATAAACTTGGCTTAATGCCGTTTATGTCAATGGCGATGCGGGATAGGACGTGTTACGGTAACTTTTTCGGAAGTGTGATTGTTCCTTTCAGACGACATATGCAATGTCCTAAGACCGGAAACATGTATCCTCTGAAAGTTGTTTACAACAATTTCAACTTTCAATTTGATGCTTCTTTCAATTTTGTTGCGACTTGTCCAGAAACTGGTTGGCGAGGACCTTGGACTGTTGTTGATAAACCTAAGGAAGAGTCGGAACACCTTATCTTAAAGCGATGGAATCCGCATGAGATAGAAATTCTGCACGATCCGTACACAGACGAGACAGCTTACTTGTGGCGTATTCCAGAGTACTACAAGCGAATGGTTAAAGAGGGTAATCTGTATCATCTCGAGAGATCCCCTAAGTCTGTACTGGAGGCTATTCGTCAAGATAAGCTATTTCGCTTTCATCCAGACGCCATTTACCACATGAAAGAACAAACTCTGGCCGGTATTCGTGCTATGGGTTGGGGTTTGCCCAGAAGTCTTATAAACTACAGACAACTTTGGAACCTGCAGGTGCTACGCAGGTACAATGAAGCTATCGCACTTGACTACATCATACCTTTTCGGCTTATTACGCCGGAAGTAAAAGCTGGTGGCGGCGGTGGTGCCGGTGGTTTTGCTATGAACGATCCCATGGCTTCCTATAACATGGGTGACTTTAGATCTCAGATTCGAAACATGATTAACCGCCGTAGACGCGACCCTGCGGGTTGGCAGATGCTACCGTTTCCTGTGAAGTACCAGATACTGGGCGGTGAAGCAAGTCAATTAGCCCCGACTGACATGATTACACAGGCTTACGATTCTCTTCTAAACGAATCCGGCGTTCCTGTAGAGCTCTATCAAGGCACACTTAGTGTTCAGGCTGCGCCAGTAGGACTTCGTTTGTTCGAAAGTCAGCATCGAAATCTTATCGATGACGCTAATAAGTTTTTGCAGTGGATTATGGAAACCGTCTCTAGGATTATGAGCTGGCAGCAGGTTGAATGTAAACTTAAACCAGTAACTATTGCAGACGACATGCAAAAACAAATGGCTGCGTTGCAGCTTATGATGGCACAGCAGCTATCAGGTCAATCTGGATTGTCGGCTGTTGGTTTTGATTGGGAAACAGAGCAAAAACGGCTTTCTGACGAGGCTAGGAAGCAGCAGGAATTGCAAGCTAGGATGCAAGAAGAAATGGAGCAAGCTGGTTTTGCTGCTGAAGTTGCCAAGGGTATGAATCCAGCCACACAGCAAGGTGGTCAACCTGGAGCTCAAATGCAAGGCGGAGCTGCTGCTGGCGGGCAACAAGGTGGTAATCCAGTTGGTCCCGACGCTCAATCGGCTATGGGTGCAGGTCAGACACCTGTCACAAGCTACGTTCAAAGTATGGGGCCAAACACGGCTGTTACGCCCAATGATCTGGAAGCGGCGGCAGAGCAGCTTGCACAGGAGTTACTGGGCCTACCTGAGAGTGTAAAGGATTCGGAGCTTAGAAAGCTTAAACAGTTCAATCCTATATTACACAGTCGAGTGAGAGCCAAAATGGACGAGCAGAGGCAGCAGCTTAAAAATCAAGGAGGAGCTATGCTTCAACAACAAATGTCGCAAGGACAAATGTGATGCAAATCGGCTTTGTTTGCCCTACACATAAAGCACTTGATCTCCACAGTTACACGGCAAAGGCGATAATTACGTTTTTAAAGACAACGCCGAATGGAATTGTGGTCGTTGTTGACGATGGTTCTGTAGGTTTTTCTTCTGCTTACACTCGAAAGCTCAAAGAGCTATCGCCAGATCCGGCAAGAATTGTTGTTGAGCACTTTAAGCAACCGCTAGGGCTAACAAGAAGCTGGAACCGCGGGCTTGAAATCTGTGCTGACCAACAGGTTGACTATGCAATTGCAGGTAACAACGATGTAGTTTTTCCAGTGCGTTGGTATGAAGGTTTAGTGCAGCTTGCTGAAGTTGCTTTTGCAATGGTAGGTCCGCTTTCAAACGCTCCCGGTGTCACAGCTAAAGGTCAGCAAGAGATTTCAAAGTTCATCGGTGACTATACGCTTACAGATGATCCCGTCTTACTTGACAACTACTCGCTAGAGCTTCTAAAGCGGTACAAGGGGCATTACACAATCAGTAAGGTAAATGGTTTTTTTCAGTTCGCGGCTATGCGAGCCTGGATCGCGGGAAGGTATGATGCAAAACACTTTTACCGCCCCGCTAATTTTTTTACAGCTGCTGGCGTCAAGAATCCTACGCCGTATACTACGCTTAACGAAGACGAGCTGCAGTCTCGGTGGGAAAAGCTAGGCATGAAATCCGCAGTCTGCCTTAGCAGTTTTATTTTTCATTACCGTGCAGTCACTAGAGGTGACAAGTACAAGAAAGGTCAATGGTACAGACAAGATGACTAATGTCGTCGTTTACAGCTGTGTAACCGGCAGCTACGACAAGCTCGACAGCACTTTTTTTGCGTCCGCTAATGTACCAGAACCGGGTGTAAGATATGTCGTTTTCTCAGATAAGCAGACGTCGGGCCGAGGTAAGGTTGTAACAAGCGAAGGTGTCGAGTGGGACGTTTTACCGCTAGCTTGGAAGCATTCTTTATGCAGAACGCGAACGGCTCGCTGGCACAAACTACATCCTGGAATAATCACTAAACATGGAGATATTTCGATCTGGGTGGACGCGTCGCAACGAATAACAGCTAAGACGTTTGTGTCCGATTTGCTCGAGGCTACGGTATACAAAACACGTAATGTTGACATTTTTTCTTTCAAGCATCCGCAGAGAAGTTGCATTTATCAAGAGCTTCACGCGTGCTTGCGACTAAAGAAAGATAACCCCGAACTGATGAAGAGACAGATAGAGCTTTACCGTAAGATGGACTATCCTGCGTTTAATGGGTTGGTCGAGACGGCTTGTGTTGTACGCAAAAACACAAACGCCAGTTTAAAGTTTGACCAGTATTGGTGGTACGAGCTTGACAACCATAGCTTAAGAGATCAACTTAGCTTTAACTACGTTGCTTGGAAAACAAAGATACCTTACGGTCACATTCCAGGTTGCCGAGCAAACTCGCCGTTTTTTTGTTTTATATCACACGGTAGCTAGACAACAAACATGCTAAAAGTAGGTATCTACGTAGATTACAAGCATAACGACACGACGCTTGCGGCTGTTATGCTTGCAAATTGGATGCTTAGATTGGGCAATTCAGTTAAAGTCATATCTAACGGGCCAGTAGCACGGAACGTAGACTGCTATTGGGATGACCGTGTTATTAGAGACAGCAACAAAAGCCTTAAGCTTTACGAAAATCTAACGCACGCGTTTTGGTTTTATCCAGACAGGCTTACTTTTCTTACGGCAAAATCCGTAGGTGAGAACACCGAAAGAGCCAGCGAACTGGATTCGCACATTGAAAATCTAGGTAAAACCAGTACTCTTAACCACGTGTATTTTCCAGGCTGGTGTAGTAAGGAAGTGCTGTTTGGAGAATTGCTGCTTAACTCTAAAGCTATTTGTCTTAATCGAGATTCTGCTCTGTGGTTGAGCTCAGAGTGTAAAGATTTCGAAGTTGATCGAAATTGGTCAACGCTTTGTTCGGCGGATAAGCTACTTGTACCGAAGCAAGGAAAAGTCGATAAGGACAAGGTGAAAATGCTGGTGCTTCTAGGATCAGACTTTTCGCAGGATATTGGTAACGAGTTGATTTCCACTTTCGAAGCCCTACTTAAAAAACACGAAACGCTTAAAGTTACCTTTTTGCTTGAAAAATCATTACCTAAGGTACACAAAAGCCGTTTAAATCAGCTGAAACTTTCCTTCAAGGATCGCGTTGTGCTTGCCGGTGTGATGCCGTATAGTCAGTATCATGCGATGGCTTACTTACATGATTGGGTTTATTTGGCCTGTGCTTCATTTAAGCACGGAGCCTTAATTCCGCATTTAGCGGTGAGTGGGACACCGCTTATATGTCACGACATACCACCAGCAAGGTCTTACATATCTGGTGGTTTATCCGGGATGCTCGTACCCACTGTAGTCTCTAACACGTTCAATCCTAGGGGCATCGTTTGTTTTAAAGATTTGGCTACGACATTGTCGCAAGCAATCAACATGAACGATCTTGGCTTGAAAGGGCTGCAGAAAAACGCTTATAGCAACCACAAAAAGCAAGCACAAGAATTTGCCAGGTTTTTATCACAGGAGCTCTCGTAATGGAAACAACTTTTAGCGGGCAGAATTTGATAGTTACAGGAACTCCGGGTGCAGACCTGAGCCAAGCTATACCTATTTTGCGTAGAGCGGGCTACCGGTTTCTACACGATAAACAGCTTTACACCAAAAACAGAATAGAACACGATTTTTTTGTTGAAACTTGTAGGAACAAAGAACTTATAGCGCTTCTTGGTTCGATATTCTCCGGCGAAACGGCGTACCCTGTGCAGTTTATCCAGTATTACTCACGGGATGTCGTGCAACGCTTACGTGCGTTTGTGGCTGAGTTCTCAAAGTTTCATCCGATTGCGTTTGTAGACGTTTTGATAGCACCTTATCTAGATTTGTTTCGCCCTTTTTCTAACAACGTAGTTTTTGTTAGAGCGTCGTACGACGAGGATGTTAAAGCAATTAGAGATGCTTGCAATCTGATTCCTTCGGATATCGAAATAAAAATAAGAGATATTGCACTTAACAGGGCAGAAGAACGCTTGAAATCTTTCGATACCGTGTTAGAACTGGACGTAAAGGAACTGTCAAAGTTGGAAAAAACAGTTGCTACAGTTGATTTTTAATTTTTTTCAGAGTCGATCGTCAATTTTACTACAGCGTTTGGAGGTACCCCCACCTTGGCGGAAAATTCTACCGGTTCATTTTTGACTTCACCTGCTCCCGGCCAAAACCCCAAAGATTTGCTGGCTGCGTTGGCGAATGCCTATTCACAGCCTCTTTCTAGTGACGTCTTGAAATTTCTAGAGTTTGCAAGAAATTATTTGAAACTGCATCGTCCCGCAGAGATTTTTACCATACCGGACAACGTCGGAATTAAACTCACTAACTTTGAGCAAGTTCAAGTTTTTCCAGACCGTGTTGGTGGAAGTTACGGTGACGGGGCTATGGCAAATCCAGATAGCAGCGTTTCAATAAACCGACAATGATACGCCAGCTGCACACGCCCCTACCGCTGGATACGCCTAAGGGTAAAGGTTTTGCTCATTTTGTTATAGACTACTCGCAAGAACACGATCTTCTGTGGGTAGTTTTTGTAGACGAAACCGGCGAATGCTGGACGTTTAACAACAAAGAGATACGCTTACAGTCTAATATAACAATGGGAAGGTCAAGCAAGTAGGCTAAGGAAGGTTATGATAACAGAGCCAATTCAGGTTGAGAAAAAAGTCGCGGTAGCCCCAATCAAAAAAGTAAAACCCACGTATGACTTCTGGCCTATCAGGTTTAGGTCAGTCGAGAGACCTGAAAAAGTCACAATCTATTTCAACACTGGCGAAGTTGAAGAGTTCAGCTTAAAAGCAGATTTAGTGTTTTTGCAGATACAGGGTGATGCTTTACCTAACTACTTCTGCTTGGAATTCGCAGCGGCTACAACTGCTTCCGAGAAAGATGCGTCGGCTCTCCGCAGCCTACAGGATAATTTTACAAAACTCGGCAACACTCACAACATGACAATAGAAACTGACGAGTTTTCTGTAGTCTGTTACAGACCTGTATGCATCAGTCGAGAGCAGAAGTACGCTAACTTTTGCTTCAAACGTAGCCAATAGGCTTATCAACATTTGTTTCAATTTAGACACCGAAAGGTGTCTTTTTTTATGGAGTTAAACATGCTTAAGAAGTTACACAGTAAGAAGTTTGAACGTATCGCGGCACCTGTGCTTGATTCTGATTTGGAAACAAAAAGACTGATCTACGCCATACTTAAAGTAAGTTTGGAGTCTGGCGATGTACTGGTTGCTAGCTCTGACAAGCGTGCGGCAAGAAGGAATCCACCTAAGTCTAACCTACATTGGACGGTAGTTGAAAAGCGTTTGCTTTACAAAGAATTCAAGCGAATGTTTATGCGGCAAATTAGATTTACGCAGACTACGGCCAGGGAGCTTTCAACGCGATTTAAACGCACGCCTGCAGCTATTTCAGCTCAGTACTACGCATGGGAATCACGTTGCAAATTGGTTGAAGTCTAAGAAAGCACAGCATGTCATTTATTCTGTCAAACCTACCTAGAAATTCTAAAGTAGAACTTGTGAAAGACAAGCTAGGGGTTTCATTGAGAGTTTATTGGGTTAACAGCGACGGCAAGCGAAATGCTCGCGTCTTGTTACCCTCAAAAGCAAACCTGGAAGACCCTTGGTTTTTAGGTGCAGCTGTTGAAGGTATGTTTTTTGATATGCAGAAAGAAGCTGAAGCATGCTAGAAACAAAAGATAGCTCGTCTACCTTTGCAAACGACGCTGAAACAAAAAAATGCAATACTTGTAATCGCGAGGTGCTCTTGGCCAGTTTTAGAAAAACCAGCCAAAAGCCTAACGAATTTTACGACAGTTGTAATACTTGTCGAAGCAACAAGCCTGATAATTTACAAAACTGGGGAGCAAGAACCTTTTACAGGCTTAAGTTAAACCGTTACGACTACTAGCTGTTTAAACCGGCAACAAACGCAGGCTTTTCGCGATTGGGTAAAACTTCTAAAATGATTCTGTGTGGTGACCCTACGCAGGACACGCGAAGAACAGGCGAGTTTCCGCTCTTTCTAGATTGTGTAAGCCAGCTTGATTCTGTTGGTATACAGTATTTCAACTTCTCGGATAACATGCGGCACCCTGTTATCAATGATGTTTACAGCGTTTTACCGGGTGCCAGATCGTGAGTACCGATTGTCTGACGTTAAAATCGATCTCGAGGGGTTAGATACCCCTCGAGTTTTGGAGCTAAGTACAGCTCATCTCACTTCGGAAGCTGCTCAGTGGTGTGCCGGTAAGTGCACCATGGAAAACAATTACGGCTTTCTGTTCAGTGTTAGTGATTCAGAGCTTGAAGAATGTCACCCGCATGTTTCTAAGATACTGTGGGCAGCCAAGCAACTTGAATTTGATTACGTTTGGTTTGATTGTGACGCCAATGTTTGTGTGTCTTTGGATGTCTACGAGTGGTAGAAAGGTTTATAGCGTTTTTCGACACAGCTACGACGATGAAAATCCGTCGAATTGCAGTTAGAATTCGTTATCGGCATCTTGAGATACTGAGAGCCGACGACAACCCTACCCTGTTTCTTTTAATTGATACGCGGCTTTGAGGCCGCAGGAGGCTTACGTTGGACGAAAAGATTACGCTACAAATGATATTTGACAAAGCATGGCAGGCTTTTATTGTTGAAGACAGGCCCCCTGCGGCTGAATTTGACGCGGACGAAGGCAGATATATTTGTCGCTACTCGACCGAAGATGGGCGGCGTTGTGCCGTAGGCTTAGCTTTGCCGGATTCAGTTGTCACAGCTTTAGCGGGTAAAATGGTGAGTTTCGGCTGTCTTGCACACAAATACGAACATTATCGATATATTTTCGATGATAGTGTTACAACTCTGGCTGAAGATTTACTGACTAATTTTCAAAGTAAATTGCACGATGAATTACAAGAAAAAGGCGTTTGGAAATATTCGACATACGAGCTTAAAGAAAGATACAAAGACGTAGCTGTAGCGTATGGACTTACAATTCCAGGAGAATAAAATGATTGAAAAGATTACTTTGCAATCGATATTTGACAAAGCGTGGCAGGCTTTTGTTATAGAGAAAAAAAATCCAGCATTCCGTGACGGTCGTTGCTGGTATTTAACGCCGTGTGGACGACGCTGTGCAATTGGTTTATCTCTACCAGACGATGTTGCTGAGAAACTAAAAAGTAAAGAAATGTCTTTTGGCCAAGTTGTTAGAGAGAACGATTTTTGTGAACTTTTCGACCAAGACGTTGTTGGTCGCTTTCGCTCTAGTTTAGACGACTTTCAGGCTATGTTACACGACGATCTCGTAGATGCCTTTACTGACGGTTGGAATCGACCAGTAGAGCATTTGCGTTATCATTACATTGAGGCGGCACGCCGATACAATCTCACGATTCCGAAAGATAAAAAGGAAAAGCATGAAATCGCTACAGGACATTGAGGATGAACTTGACTATAAAGATCAGCAAAAAGCGTCCAATAGCTTTGAATTTTTTGCTATTACGGCAGCTGTTTTGTTTCTTGGTTTATGCGTAGGTGTTGTTCTTTGTTTTGTAATTGGGTAACAACATGTCAGCTAATCAAATAATTGATTCGATGCGATCTAAAACAGAAGAACAACAACACTTGCTTCTGGTTTTAAACATGTGGGAAGAAGTCAAAACCCACGGCATCGACCCGGAAGAAGTGGCCGCTTTTGGTTTCAATGACGAGTATGTTGACGCAGCCATTAAAAACGAATGGCGAAAACGCGGCATACGCAACTCGTATGACTATCAAAAGATGGTTTTCTGTAGGCAATATCACAACTACGTTCGAATGAAAGACAACAGCGTTGTTGTTCTTAAATACGGAATTAGGCGACCTGAGTATAGAGGATTATCTTCAGATGACAGCAAGTATCAACAAAATTCTAGCACTCCCTGTTAACAAAGGTTACTCGAGCTGGGGAGCCGATATGGGGCGTAGAAACTGGGTTGAAGGTGATCCAGAGAAACTGCACTTGCAGAAAGTGCAATTTCAAGACGCTTGTTACGATGTCGGTGGAGCTTACTGGGGTGGCCCTGCGAATCTGTATTGTGCTTTTTCACCGGACGATACAGCCAATGAAAACCAAATACGTGTTTTTGTTAGGGCTGGTAGTCGAACCGAAGCAAAAGAACGCGTGTTAGAAGCTTTACCAGGTCAAGGCTGGACTTTTTTCAGGTGAAATCATGCCGAGAATAGTGCGAAAGCTTGGTGGTAGTTACAATGTCGCCAAGCCATCGAAAATAGCAGCTGCAAAGGTTTCGGCTTTAGCAGCATGCTCCGAAGTAAAAACGGAAAGTCGGTGTAGAACCAAGCTTACGACAAAGCGGGTTGTTGGCGACGACTATCGGTTTTTAAACGAAGGTGAAACGGTCAAAAAAGGTGATGAATATTTTAGTTATGCTAGCCTCGATTGGCAACCTACATCTCTTGTGAGCTATGCTGTAGGCAAGTATAGCGTTGAGACATATCGGCGACGGATACGGCTGGGGCTACGGCAACGGCTACGGCTACGGCTACGGCGATGGCTACGGCGGCGTATTAAAACACCTTAAGCCCAGACAAAAGCTTGGGTACCAGAAAAGAGTGATGTTGTTGTTTGTGCTAAAACGTTATCAATTCGACTCGTTGAGTGTTACTTTTTTAGAGTAACCAGAATTACTACAATTTGCGAACGTATGTACATGTCATTGAAAGGACGCCCCGATGAACTTTTCTTACCGAAGCATTTTAGACTTCCGACGGCAGACGAGCTAAATTTATACAACTTAGAGGTAGTTTGAAAGGAACAAAATGAAAAAAGACGGTACGCGATATCTTTGTGAAGTCGAGTTTGAAAATGGAGACATGGATTTCGTAGTGTTGTACTGGGGCACACCTGCGGGTTTCTCTGATAATTACGGTGAGCCAGGTTGGTATACGTCAGGAGGTTCAAGAGTAAAACTTAAGAAAATCTTCTGCTACCGTAAGTGCGATTCGATTTTTCCGGTACAAACAGATGTGAAAGGGACAAAATGCAAAACAGTTCAGAAAGACCTCACTATCTAATTAATGCTTATTCACTTTTGTTTGTGATAGGCATAGTGTTTGTAACACTTAGACTAGCAAACGTAATTGACTGGCCTTGGTGGATAGCTACTTTACCGATTTGGATAATCCCTGTTATGGGGTTATCGCTGGTGTTACTGGTTGTTGCTGCTGCAGCCGTAGCCGCGTCGCTTGCATGTATCCCGCTGCTTTTGAAAGAATTACGCTACACGATCAAAACAAAGTTCAGGAGAAAACCATGACAATTTACGTAGCAAGTTGCATTTACAACGACCAACTATACGAATGGTTTTACGAAGGCTCCCAAAGCCACAAGGCTAGCTGGGAGATGGACGTTGCAAGCCGAAATCTAATACAATCGATGGGTGTCTATGTTCATCGATCTACGCCGAAAACGGTCAACGTAAAAGTTGAAAGACTTTGTGTTGATAAAGGCGACGTGCGACGACAAGTGTGCTTGAACGTGACGCGAGATTTACCATTTTTGGCCCTAACATCTGATGAATATGAACAAGCGATTGCGGCTCTTTTGGACGGCTTACCTGAAAAGAAAGCCGCATTCGTTCGAAACAAAGCTTACGAAGGCCATCACTCGAATGGCTATGAATCTGTTCTAAATGCTGCAGAAGACTTATTATCTGATATGCGAGCAGCGGGGCTGCTGGAGTGAGCCGACGTCAACTGGTTCTTCAATCGCTTGGGTTACCTCGAAACGATAAGAGGATTCCTGTCCGCAAGATACATGACAGACTGTTTGAAGACTATACAGATCAACAGTGGACGTTGGTATACGTTGAAGGTGGCGTAACTTTGCGGGCGGAATACACAGGCGTTCAGCTCGCTGCTGAACACCTTTCCGACTTGGTTGTTTTCTATAGCGAGCACGAGTTTGAAAACTATTTGAAGAAGATAAGTGACGGCAAGCTCGGCTAGAAAGGGTGGCTATGTCACATCCTTATAATCATTCCCTGTCTTCGGTAAAGAAGTGGGGAGGTGTGCCAGAGGATTATCTGGCGATACACAGTTGGTTTGATGAGAGTAAGTCGGCCTATGCTGACTTTAGACACAGGGCCATCAGACATCACGCTGAGGGTATCTTCTTGTGTGAAAGGGAGTTTGGCGTCACTATAACCAACTCCAACAATAGGACAGTTCCAGTTAGGGCTATTGGTGAGCAGCATGTTACCGAGGATTGTGGATTTATTCCAAGTATGAAAGATTGGCTGCAAAACATTACACCACAGCCGTGGATGACGCGTGTCGGAGTTAAGTTGTCTAAAACCCTAAAAGTCGAAGGAAAAGAATAACATGACATTTGTATTGCCTCTACCGAAGTTGTTGTACGAGGAAGCCAAACAGCTGGGAGTAAAAAAGATTTTGCTTGAATTTTCAGGCGGTAGCGATGAAGGCTATTTGGAAGTATCCGTTGATCCAGGCTATTGCGACGACGATGGTGACTTCTCAGATAAGATTGAAGATTGGGCACAAGAAGCTTACTCCTACGGCGGTGCCGGTGACGGTGACGCCTTCGGTGACAATGTTACTTACGACCTGGAGGAAGATACAGTGACACACAACGACTGGTACACTATCGAGCAACACAACGAGGCTACTACAGTTGATCTTGAAATAGCCGACGGAGAATAACTTTGGCCAGAAAAGCGAAAACGATTGTGCACGTAAATCAGGCGGTTATACGCAAAAATTTAAAGACAGGTGCAGACGAACCTGTTATAACCGTCAAACAAGGCAAGACAAACAGGTACGCGCACGAGGTGCATATACCTGGACCCTGTTTGGTTAAGTACTCACCGGATAAACCACTTAGCTGTGGAGCTAGGGTCTGGGTCGAGACATTGGAAGATGTTGTAATTTTGAGGTAGTTTAATCATGAGTTTTAACGTTGGTCTTGGACCAAAAGCCGCAAAAATCTACGCCCTAGAGCATTTGGTCTTGTTGTTGACCGAAACACTGCAGACTGCATTAAAAGCAGGTAGAACCGCCTGCTCCGTCGATGTACCTGATGTGTCAGACGAAGTAGCAGATCTGGCGTTGGATCACTTTAGAGCGTTAGGCTACTATGCACGTAGGTGCGACGTACATCTTACTAACATAAGATCAAAAGGTTTTTGCATGACAGTAGGTTGCCCTGAGTACGAGCCAGAAGAAGAACCTGCTTCTCTTTCCTAAAGTTGACACTTAGTTACCAAGGACTTATTATGCTGATGTATCACACATTTGACTCAGACATACTGGAAAAATTTTACGCGGTTATTCGCGACGAAAAGCCTACAGAGCCTTTTCAAAATTCAACGTTCCATTGGCTGCAAAAACTGTTAGACTGTTTCATTTTTGACAGAGCATACGCAGGTTGTCTTATCGACTACCGTGTTGTTGTAGTGGATTACCTAAACGGTTTTAAACGTGTCTGCCTTGAGCATGATATGCCGCAGCCTCGCTTAGATGCTGGTATGTTGAAGCTGACCGATCTTCTAGAGCAGATGTTCCTTACAAATGAGTTTCACGAGTTTGCAAAAGCCAACGGCTGTTTGATGGGGTTACAAACGCTCGACAAAAGTGATCATGAAAAGCTGAACCGTTTGTGGGCGGTAGACAATCGAGTTCAAGTGCTTATGGAGCTTCACAAAAGACAAGGTTATGTTAATAACTGGGCAGCCGCACAAGAAGTTCTAACCTAGAACATTTTTTAATGCGTCGATTTTTCTTTCACTAGCCCGCCAAATTTTGGCGGGTTTTTTTTGGAGTTAACACATGCGTTTGCACGAAGTCATTGCAGCAGTTAAAGATCTAGAAGAAAAACAAAAAAAGTTATACAAGGCAAGAAACATACTTTACAACGCCCACTGCTACACAATTAAAGCTTTAGACAGTTTAGAAAACGATATCGACATGACTTTTGTTTTTACAGACAAAGAAATACAGAACGCAGTAGATGCCATTCTTGAAAAACAAATTGCGGTTTTGAGTCAAAAACTGGTTGCTTTGGAAAACAAGGTAAACGACGCTTTATCCGGCTTGGAGGACTTAAATTAATGACTGACACTATCGATGTGACTGTGAGAATTGGTTTAATAGATCCTCTAGACGGTGAAGATTCCAAAATCAGAGAAATTGTGCAAGCTATTGTCGACGGGTACATACACCCGTCGGTGGACGAGGTAGAGCTTATCGAGTTTCGAACAGAAGATTTTAAAAAGGCTTTTAAGGTGAAAAAATGAGTTGGAAAACTGAATCTAGGGGTGGGTATCCTGTTCTCAGTGTTTGGACGAGTACCAATGACAGGTGGCCGCTTCAAGGAACTTTGAAAATGAGCGAAAATACTTACGACATTCGATGGTGTTCGTGGAATCGAAATGGTAGGTATGAAGGGGACCACATTGAAAGCGAATACGACTTAATTCCTATCGAGCCAGAACCGGGCAAGCACGCCGACCAACACAAAGATGTCGGGCCTATCCCCAAAGGCTTTCGATTGCTTGGCGACGAACCTAGGCTGGCGTCTGATTGTTACTGGAGTTACCACGACTGGATTCTGATCGGAGGTCGAGTCGAGATTGCGAACCGTGACAAGTGGCCAGCGATCCGATTTGTGGTCGAAGAGCCCGAACCGGTCTTAACTGGCTCGATGCGGTATTCTTTTGAGAACGAGATGTTCAAGCGGTACGGATGGAAGGCTGATCAATTACGTACTCACGGCGATGGTCGATATCTTGATCTTGGAATCGAGCAATATTGGCAAGCTTTCCAAGCCGGGGCAAAGTATCAATCAGGTCAAGTTGATGAGCCCGAACCGTTCAAACAGTTGGTCCTTGTGTGTGATCACGAGATAAGCGATCAAGCGCTTTACGTTGACGGAATTTTGGAAGACTTCGATGAAACCATCTACGGAACCAACATTGCCAAGCTTGCAAAGGGTTCTTTAATCAGGTTTGACAGCTATGAGGTTTCAGCCCCTGAGGAATGGCCAAGAAGACTTTCGGACTTGGGAAAGTTGGACGGAAAGCAACTGGAGGACCCGTCGGGAGAATGGGAACCAAAGAAAGATGAAATCGAATACGCAATGGATCGCTGCGGCGTACCAGCAAGCGTATTCGGCTCAAATCCAATCGAAGTTCGTCCGATCATGCAGATCAGGCTACCGGTCCCTGCGATCGTACTCGGCAAACTAGGCGATATGCTGGAGAAGCACTACCCAGGATCGACGATGCGGCAGGCAGGTGGCTATCTGGTGTTGGACGAACCGATAGAATCGTAAACTGTGCTAAGTTTTTTTTACAACTGTCCGTGGCGTTAGATACACGGATATTTAGATATTCTTCTAGCAGGAAAACGAAAAGGTTAACATGTCTGAAAATCAATTAAACATCTGGAGCAGTGTAATACTCAAGGAAATTTTGGATCAATCGCCCGTCAAGTGCGAAATGGAAGTATCCGCAGAAAGGGGTGGTGATTACGATCTCAATACAATCTATATCATGGCCTCGGGCTGTGATGACGATATCCTGCGACTCACGCCGTTTGTTGATCCTTGCGGTGATTCTGCTCCATCACAAAATGACAATGTTCCGATTTATGCTCTGGAGTTGCGAAACGCTCGTGGCGACTCTCGTGGTGGGTGCGAAACCACAAATGCAAATCTAGGCATGCTGTATGGCTTTTTACAATCCAAACTAAACGAGGCTGGTTTTAACGTTATAGATCACTGCGACGAAATTTTTTAATTTTTGATTCGTGGCGTTAGATACACGGACGATTCGTAAACCCAAGACCCTGAAAGGGCAAACTGCAAATGTCTGATGAAAAAAAGCAAGGTGACGAAAACTGGCGTGACGCAACCGCTGACGATGTTGCGGAAATTATAAAGACTGGCAAGCCGATTCCGGCTAGGGTCCGAAACGAAGACGTTGATTCATGGCGAGACGATGCGTTTTTGCAGGGGTGGATTAACGGCAACTGGGCGGCGAGAAACGCTTACTGGACGCATTGCCAAGTGTACGTCGAGCCAGCACCGACACGCATTCCCAAGGACGGCTGCCGAATGCTTGAGGACAACGAAGAGCCGATGCCTGGGGACTTCATTAACTGGGGTGCAGGCTGGAACTACCTGGGGGAAGGATTTTTTCCTTCGTTGGCGGTTGCAGCTCCTGCTTGGTACTGCCGACCGATTAAAGAGCCTGTCGAAGAAATCGGCAAGAATGTTGGTGCTGAGGTCATTGAAGCATTCAGTCCAGTTGTGGTTAAACCTGAACCGACCTCAGAAAAGCATCGAGAGCCGACGCTAGCTGATCTAAGGAACGGTCCGATTGAATGCGAAGTGCGAAACTATACTTCTGATATATGGATATCAGGGCTTTTGGTTGATATTCACGATTCAGTATCTAATCGCTTTCGGGCCAAGAACAGGAGTTTGGAAATTGAGAGGCATTGGAACCAATGCCGAATCGAAGTGCCTGTTGAAACCAAGCCTGAACCCTGGAAGCCAGCACAAGGCGATCAAGTTCGATTCGTAAATCCGAATCACGCTAAGTGTGGAACAATCGGGCGAATATCATGCGTTTTGCAAAGCGAGTATTTGTTCCGAAGCAACTACTCAAATTTTTCCCGATGGTGCGCAATTTCCGAGCTTGAAAAGTACGAGCCTGAACCCAAGCAGCACCGCACGCCGACACTAGCTGACCTAGCAAGTGGGGCTATCAATTGCGAAGTGCGACAAGGGAGTGGCGATAACTGGGAAAAGAAATTGCTCATTCACATTTTTCAAGAGTACGGGTTCCCCTTCGTTACGGCTTCGCAAGGCAGCATTCACCGCTGGGCTCATTGCCGAATCGAAGTGCCGATCGCTCCGTGCAAATCCGAGCTTCCTGTACCCAAAGGCTTTCGGCTGCTTGGCGATGAGCCTCGGCTGGCGTCTGATGGCTACTGGTCGCTGAGCTGCAAAGACTGGCTTGTGATCGGTGATCGAGTCGAGGAGGCGAGCCGTGATATGTGGCCAGCGATCCGGCTTGTGGCTGCCGAACCAGAACCAGGCAAGCATTTCGTCGTTGTGACCAATCAAAAAGGGGACCAGGTTTTTTACGTCAATGGCGTTTTGAATCGAAGCAGCGAAACAAGCTACGACTGCTTCATGGCTGAGGTTGCAAAAGGTCGCGCAGTCAGGATTGAAAACTACGTCGCTAAAAAACCTGTAAAGGAATGGCCAGAAAATCTGTTTGATTTAGTGCGGAAAAACAATTTGGTTTTTGAAGAGCGAGAAATGATCGAGCCTGAACCGGTCAAAAAGTTGGTCATCGTCAACGATCAAGACAACAGGGAAGCCTTGTATGTCAATGGAAAGCTAGAGGACATTACCCATCCGATCTACGGATACAACATTGCCGAGGCGGCGAATGGATGTAAGATCAGGATCGAAAGTCGAGAAGTTGGAAACCCAGATGACGACTGGCCGGAAAAGCTGTCTGACTTAGTGGTGGTAGATTTAGAAAAAGATCAAACCGCCATGGAGATTTCTCAGCAATATCGACCGTTCTTAAACGGCCAAGAGGCAGAACCGTTTTTTGACACGCGATTAAGACGCAAGAGCAGCACGTTTTCATTGTATCGTATCGACGCTATCCACGACACCTGTTGTTGGATCGGTGAAGATAGCTACACATGGGAAGAAGCTTTTGAGGCTTTTGTAAAACAAGACGGAACCCCGTTCGGTATGAAGTTGACAGAAAATGAAAGTCAACGTTAAGAAGATTCTTTTGAAGCTACAAACACTGAAAAGGAGCCTAAGCTATGGCAGAGGTAAATCAAACGGCAACCGGTAACTATGAATTTATGACAAGAGATTCACAGCATTTAAGCGAGCTGAAGATCGAACTTTATCGAAAACTGTTATCAATGCCCGTGTCGATACTGACGGACAATGAAATAGACCTTCAGCTTGTTCTTTCAAGAGATTCAGCTATTCAAGACGAGCTAAAAGCGGAATTAGACGCTAAAGGGTACTAGCAAGTATAAAGCTACAGCACATCGACGATTGGAATAACGACAGAAAGAGCAGCGAAGAAAACATATGTTAGAAGACGACATCGTTGAAGGCGTGCAAATGCCTTTCGACCGGTATGACTACATTACACCGCAGCAAGCGACAACACTAAGAGTTATTCGAGACTTCGATGGTTGGGCTATCGATGCTGCAACTGATGGCGGATTGTATACTGCTGAAATTTGGACACACTATGACGGCAAGGTTTTAGATAGGGAAACTGCAATTCGAAAAACAAGTGAATTTGCAATCTCGATAGGCCGAGCCGACCTTGCTAATCGTGTAGAACTGGAAGGTTAAATGACCGCAATCGAACAAAGAGAAATAGCAGCCAGCGTATGGGGTCAAGAGCTTTACGGCTCCGGTACACTCATTCGCTGGCTGCAGCCGGGTGATAGGTTCACTTGGCCTACAGATAAAAAAGAAAACCCGCAGGTTTACGTTTACGCAGGCAAAGGCTGGTATAGGCGGCTAGGTGAAAGCCGTGCGTTTCGTACTGGTACTTTTGCTTGCTGCAAGAAGGTGGAAAGCAATTGACTGTAAAAGATTTACCGATGTTTCAGTTGAATCGTTATTACACGCACGAAAGAAACGGAATGTTCTATGTCGTTAAGTTTTTCAGAGGTAGTAACTGTGCGTTTACCGCCGGGTTTTCAACGGAAGAAGAAAGACTTAAATGGGTCAAAGAAAACTGCAACGGTTTTGTGCCATTTAAACCTGAACGCGACAATCACGGGAGCTAATTAAATGGACAAGCCTTTTCCTTGGTGGTGTTGCTATTGCGACACTAAAACAGTTCAACCAGTTATTCGTGACTGTAGTATGGAGGTAAAAATAAATTCAAAGTTGCATACTGTAAACCTAAAGGGCATAGAAATGCCTACGTGTTCTAGTTGCGGATCTGAGTTTGTTGATTTACACCTGAGCCGAAAAATTGAAGAAGAACTATTAAACATGGGGGTTACACGTGTTGCGTGATTTAGTTAGCCGAAGACGAGAAGCAGAAGCCGTTGCTGCTCCTTATGTGTTTTTACACAATGGTTGTTATGCGGCAGTTCTACATGTACATTGCCGGGAGCTGCTCGGCGGTAGATTCGACTTGCTGCTACAAGACCCTGTGAGAAAACAAGGCCCGACGCCGGATTCCGTTTACCAATGGAATTTAGTGGATTATCTTGCCGACGACAACTTAGTACCTAGAGGTTATAACCCTAAAGTCGACGTTAAAGAAAATGATTACAGGTGGTTTTTGCGAAAGCTTAGTGAGCAAATTCAAGACGATTTGATTTGTTTGCTTGATTCTCAATTTGGAGAAGTCGAGTATATCGACGAGGTCAAAACTGCGGCATGCCAAATTGTAGTTGATCGAGTAAAAGCCGCTAGCGAGCTTAAAGATTGCTTAGATCGGCACGATAGTGCGTTGTTGTCGGGTATGCTTGAGGTAGAAAAGAAAGTTACGCAACTAGGAATAAAGTTAGGAGAAAACTAGTATGGCTTGGGTGTGGTCGCATTCAAACGAAGCCTACAAATCGCTGCAAAGACAACTCAAGCGAAAGGTTGATAGGGCAGACTCTGGTGACGGGTACGAAATAGCTTGGCTTAAAGACGTTTTTAGAGAATGGTCGGATGAAAACGGTTGCGGTTACAAACTTGACGATATTTTTGAAGCCGCAGAGCTAAACGGTTGGCAGCATGTTGGCGACCAGATATGGCAGTATGCCGAGGAACAAGCTACGTGCGAAACCGGCGGTTATCGGGCTTGGCTCTGCCCGCACGGTTGTGGTTGTCACCTTCTACCTTTCGAGGATCCAGAATCAAATGAAACACAGTAAAGAAATGTTCATGGCAACAAACTCTATCAGGAGAAGATAAGATGGCTACAAAACAACATTGGAAGGTTATAACAATCAATCAGATTGTTGATATATTGCGATCTATCCAAAGTGATGCTTTGGAGCTAGGCGATAGTGCTAAACACGACGCGAGAAAGATCGATGAAGGCATTGCTAACCAGATCAACATAGAGGTTTTAAAGGCCATCGACTTGGTTGTAAAGCTTGACGACACAATGTTGGATCTTCCGTCGACGAAGCACCTACATCATTTCGATCTTAAACAGCAGGAATTAGATGAAATACAGCAAAGAAATACAGCAGATACGCATTTGCCGTAATGTAGGCGATACATTGAGCAAAGCGTCGAAGAAACTTAGAAGCCGTGGATTTACAGACACGGCTTTGCTTATTTCTGAGTGGCGAGAAATGATAAAGCTATTCGGCTGCCGCAGTGTGCCTCTTTGGTACATTGAAGGTTGTCGTAAACCGGGTCCAATCACTTACTCTGAAGCGGAACTCCGGCAGTTTGTTAGCCCTCCTAAGCTCTACGGTGACGGTACCTATGGTAGTTGGCTAGGTATTACCGGGCCGGGTAAACTTTTTAAAGATATGCTAGCAGGAGAAAAATGAAAAACTTATTTGGTTTGATTGTAGATAACAAGTGTATAGCTTTAAAAGAATGGGGTCCAATGGCTTTTTCGCTAACTGGACAAGCAACTCCAACTTTTTATGATTTCGATCTGGCGGCTAAATGGCAATATGATGATTTCGCTAGAGCGAAAAATAATCATAGCATTAAACCTGTAACAGTTACTTGGGAGAACGACGATGACAATTAGACAAGGTTTTGTTGGTTGTAAGCTGGCTTCTGGTGAAATTGTACGCACTCTCTCGGGAAGATATACTACACCGTTTCCTAAGTTCAGTAAAATTACAGCTAGCTTGTTCAAGAAAGTCGATAAGTGGTTGATTCAAAACGCTTACGATGAAGCGGTTTCTCGCGGTGACGACTTTAATGCAACTATCTTCAAGCAAGACATAGATTGTAAGTCTATACCCACCGCAAGCAAAGACGCCGCAGAGATGTATCTTTTTGAGTATCAACCAATGGTACCAAGACCTTTTACCAGGGAATTAGTTTAGCGTGTGTGAAGAAACTTTTGATGAGTTTGCGAAGAAAGCTAAAGCTGCGTTAGGTTTAGCTGAGATCTGGGCTAGAGATACATTTTACGACAAGTCGTATCTTTTCTCGGAGTGGTTAGAAACTTGCCTGGAACTTGGTGATTTTGTAACACCTGATCTTATTTACGACGACATAGTGCAAGGAAACTATCAACATAGAAGCCGAAAATAAGAACATGTCAATCAAACACAGAGGTAAAGTATCTCAGTTTAGCAAGAGAGAAACGGTAGTGCATCTAAGGAAAGATAGAAGCAACGACCCTAACTATCGCGGAATGCGAGAAGGTTCATTTCCTCGCGGCGACTATGACGTCGGATATGTTTGTGGCTACGGAGGTTATCACTCTCGTTATACGAACGATCCCAAGCTGGTAACATGCAACAAATGTCTTGGAAAGGAATAGCAAATGGTAGCAAGTAAACTTGCAAGGCGTACTGATAGCGTTTTTAATGGCTTGCGTATCTACGACCTGGACCCGCAAAATGCAAACCTAGTGGCTGTCGGCGGCCCTGACGGAGTTGACCCTTGGACTATTGACCCTGAGAATATGCCCGAGGGGTTTCGCTGGATAACCGAGAGTGAGTGGGAAGAAGCACAAAGAGATACAGCCGATATCGTCTTTTACTCGCAGAATGAGCATTGGCGACAATCAAACTACATTGAAGGCTTGGTCGAGTCGGCTTTGACCATCGCAGGAGCTGGCGAAGAAGCCTGTTATGACGTCGACTTCGACGATCTGCTGGACGAGCTCCAATGCGATGTTATCAATTTTTTGGAGGATCGGGGATACTCGGTTTTCTTTTATCCTCGGCCCCAACGCCACGGCATTGGGGAGATTGTGGATACTTGCCCGCCGGAACAGCAAGAGATCATCGAGAAGGCTCTCGAGGCCGCCGTGGCAGCCTCGAAGCCAGCCTACGTAAGAAGGGCTGCGAGCCTCGTCCAAGACTTGCTAGCCAGCGAGCAGGACAAGCAAGACGCTTTGCGACTTGCTTTGTTCGACGAAGCGGTTGATTTGCTTAAAAGATCGCAGGATAAGGCAATCCGGGTCTACGGATTAAAAGACGACATCAAAGATTTCTTGGCTAAGTTAAACGAGAAATAACAGACAACCTTTTGCAGAGGATTTTAATTATGGATTCTTTTGACGAGTTAAGGAAACTGGAAAAAAAGCACCGTAGACATTTCTCTACGTTGCAACAAGCCATGCGATTCGACGCGAAGCAACGTGAGTTTCAAAGCCAAGCGACAGAAGGTCATGCCAGCACGGAAGGCACTACGCACGGAAATACGACACCGTTGCCCAAACCTGAAAATGGTCTCGTTTTGGCGAAGCTAGATTTTATCTGCTTTCTTTTGGTGGCTAGCTTAGTTCTCGGCGTGGGGATCTTGGTTCAAGTCGCGCTCATTCGTGCAGGCAAGTGAAGCGACGCTCGGCTAGGAACGGTTTTTGTTTTTGGAAACACAAGGAGATTTTACGATGGCTGATAGATTTTGCGGAACAGTTTACTTGGGCGGCATACTTACTCAAGCTCAGTTCAACCGCTGCAAAAAACTGCTAAAGGTTTGTCTCGAGAATGAACTTGACGCCGATGGCTCGGGAGCGTTTGTTGACTGCGTTGAAAGCGATTTCCAGGATATCATTAAATACTGCACAACGAATGGTATCGCCTTGTCTTTACATTGGAACGCTAAATGGGAGCAGGAAGCTAGTGTTGAGTACTGGGTTGACGGAGTCTACAAGCAGTATTTCGCTGATGGCGACGGTGAAATTGCAGTCAGGTTAAGCGAACTGCAGGAAAACCGCTACATGTTCGTTAAAGATTTTATCGAGAAGTTAGAGATTCCTAACTTTCCGAACTTGGAAATCGGCAAGTAACCTTCCGGTTGCTACCGTAACATCAGTCTCAAGTGTTTAACTTGTTTAAAGGAAATTTCATTATGTCTGATCCGTTACATGAAAGCTACCAGAGGCTTTTAATCGCTGCTAATTCGCTGCTTAGCAACGCTGCTGATTTAGGTGATTGTTTTGTTGATGAAGAAAACGACGATGTTGATTACCCAAAAGACGAAGACGGCAATCGTTGGTATCATGACTGGTTTGAGCTTAACGCGGCAGTCGAGCATTGTAACAGCCTAAACACATCGCCAGTAAAGCTTGAGGTCACACGGCAAGCTCTAGAAGCCGGTGAGATAATTCACACGGGATGGACATTGCCAGGACTCACTGCAAAGCTATGGGTCGCCGAGAACCCTGAAGTGCCGTACGGAGTAAGTGTTCAAAAATACTTTGATGCAACCGGTAAGTTTCTCGGGGCCGATGCAAGCGGCTTAGAGCCAACGTTCAAAAAGGCCAAGCAGGTTTTAGCCGACGAGCAGTAATCAACACTCGGCAAATACTAAGGCTTATTATATGCTCTACTGTTCGACGTACGGACGTAGAGCTTTTTTAGAACCAAAACCGGCCTAATATTGGCCAGAAAGAATTGAATATGGCTTGGGAATTTACGGATAAGACTGGGCAGTTACAGTTAGTCGGCGGTAACTATCTACAGCAGTTGGTAAACAACGGGTTGATTACCAGGGACACTAGAGTAAAAAGTACGACGAGCGGTAGGACCTCAATAGCAGGAAACATCAACGGGCTTAAGTGGCCGGATGAGGACAGCCAGGAATCCGGCGATAGTTATTTGGAAGGTTATTTGGAAGGTTACTCGGTGTCCTCGAACGAACCTCTACCGGCAGTGGAGTGGCCAAAAGAGCCGCCGCAAACTGCCACACCGCCAAACGTACCTAAAGACGAGCCAATCGGGATCTTTGATCTAGGCTTCCGATCGGCTATGACACCTGCTTTGGTTTCGGCTTTGTGGGGTACGTGGCTAACGGTCGGTGCTGTCGGCGTTGCTCTGATGGCAATTGGTATGGGGCTGCGGACTCGCTCGGGCGGTTCGGTCCCTCAGATGATTGGTACGGTCGCGGCTTACGCTGTGGCGTATCTGCTGGCCTCGGTCGTGGTGCGGATATTTTTGGAATGCGTGATAGTTTTGTTTCGGATCGCGGATTATTTGAAAAGGATGAAGTAATATGAGTCGCAAAGACTTAAAGCATGACGACGCCGACTGTCCAAATATATTCTGGAAACCTAAAATTAATGACATTGTAGTTTGCGAACTTGAAGTAGGCCCGTTAGAACAAGGTAAAGCTTATCGTGTTTTAGACAATGACGGCGATATAACTTTGGCAGGATTTGATTCTGAGTACAACCATAACAGATTTAGACCTGCAACTTCAGCTGAAGCGGCTCTGTTTGTTAAAAACGAGAGATTTAAAAACACATACTTAACACAGCCAGCAATTCATGAAGTTGTCGTGTGTGACGACACGTTTAGCAGCGAAGCTGTTTATGTCGAAGGGGTAAAAGTTGTCGAACATACTTTGCTTAACGGTTGCAAGCTTGCAGCTATTTGCGAAGGAAAAGTTGTAAAACTTTCATATCGAAAGGTAGACCTGGAGATGGATAATTGGCCGGTTACGCTAGTTGCTCTTGACAAGCTTTTACAGGAACAGCAACAAGCTGTTGCACCTGAACCAACAGAGGGGAGCCCATCTTTAGATCTTAGCGAGTCGGCATTCAGCGTCGTTCACAACTACTACAATACGATTCGGGCTGATTCTAATTTCGCTTGGTCGATCTTCTGCAACCTTAGCACAATGGCACAAGATGCAGGAGCTCCGCGTAAAGAGGCCGACGAAAGAGCTGCCGACCTTATGCAAACCTGGTTTTCTGTCAATGTGCGAATGTTTGACGAATTTCGCAAGGAAACTGGTTGCCATAACGCCGCTAAACCAGAGCCAGCGTATCGTGAACCTACCGCTGAAGATCTTTTGAACGGCCCAATTGAAGCTGAGTTTAGCGACCACAATGTTGAACCCTGGTCAGGAAGCGGGTCCAGATTGATTACTATTCTAGATAAAGGTAACGATTACCGGTTCGTTGAACAAAGACCAACCTCGACGGCTCAGTTTTTCGGCTGGCGATATTGCCGCATAGCAGTATCTAAAAGCTAGCTCGACTTTCTCTCGTTGTGTTATCTAAGCTAATTTAGCATAATATGAGGCATGGAGGGCTCTTATTATGCCATACAAGTCGGAAGCACAGCGTAAATTTTTCAACGTAAATCACAAAAAGCTAGAATCTAAAGGGGTAGATGTCAACGAGTGGAATCAAACCTCAAAAGGTAAGAAACTACCCGAAAAGAAGGCAAATACGCCTGGTCAGACTGGAAACATCCCAGTTACTCCGCCAACTTCAGTGAGACCAGAAGCTGCTCCGTCGGCTAACATTCCACGCCCTGCACGTCGCCAGACTACTCTGGCTGACATGCGGGGCAAACAGGCGATGTCGACTCAAAAAGTCGATACGCCTTTTTTTTATCTATTGGGAGATTTGGCCAAAGCTGCGGCCAGAGTAAAGACGGCTAGACTAGCCGAGTTACCTTCGGCAGCTAAACCAAGCGTAGAAAAAACAACGCCTGCAGCAGTCGACACAGCGAAATCTGAACCACAGCAAACCCAACCATTTAAGGGCGGACCGGGTTTAGACGGTTTAGGCCGTTTTCCGCCTGCTAAACCAAGTTTACTATCGCAGCTAGGGCAGTTTGCAACCAGTCCAATGGGGCTAGGTGCTGGCCTTGGTTTAACAAGCGGAGCTGTTGGTGCTTATTTGGGCAGCCGCCGACGCAAAGATGAAGACGAGAAAGAGGCTAGTATAAAAGCGTTTGCTACGGCTGCGGCTAAAAGCAGAATTAAACAAGCAGCCGATCCTACCTTGTCCGATAAGTTGACGCATTACGCCGGTATTCCAGCTGCGTTGCTGGGTGCTGGTGCTTTAACGGGAACCGGAGTAGGGGCCTTAGCCCACCCAATCCAGGAATTGTTTTCAGGTGACAACGACCCAGAAGCTCGCAAGCGACGATGGCGAGAACGCCTTTTGACAGGGGCTGGCGTGGGTACCGGTGTAGGTATTGCACAAACTCTGCGGCACTTAAGTTCTCCGGTGCAACAATATTAACAGGGTTCAACGCACAAGATGTGTGAACTTGCTGTAGCTGCGTTAGCTGAGCTGGCTGTAAAAAAAGCTAATTTGAAAGATAATTTCTTTCAAAATGGCCGTCCTACGCAGCTAACTACCACTTTGGCTGGTGGTTTGAGCGGGGCTGGTTTAGGCGGCGATGGTTCTTATCTTGTTGGAACTGAACCTGGTCGAGCTATTTCAGGTGCTTGGCTAAAAACTCTTATTGATAAGCTTTCTAGAAATACCTAATTGTGGAATTAACTATGCTTGACATAAGGACCTTGGCTAAACAAGCCGCATCTGACAGCAATGCTCTTTTTAACTATGTCGGGCTACCTTTGGCTATGGCTGGAGGCGGTGCCTTACTTGGAGCAGGATTAGGGGCAGCACACCATCCAATTTCCGAAGCATTTGAAACGGATAAATCCCCCGAGAGCAAGCTTCAGCGACTAAAACAAAACCTAGTAAGTGGTTCTATCGGCGGCGCAGGTGCCGGTTTAGGCGTACTTCTATCTAGAGTACTTAATCGGCATTTAGACAAGGTCGCAGCATCTCGCTGTTGGAAAGGTTATGAACCTGTGCCGGGAAAAACACCTTACAGTGAAGACAGCTGCAGGCCGACAGGTTCTAAGGCTAAGAAAAAAGAAAAGAAAGCCGCAGATTACAACTGCAGCTCCCAAGAGTGCGACAACCGCGGTGCAGATCCTTGTGAATGTAACTCTGATTCAAACCCGCCGCTAGCTATAAAAATTGCCGCCGCCAAGCTTATTATCAAAGCGGCAGGTAAACGGGGCCTTTGGGATAATGTCCACGCCAAAAGGCAAAGAGGTGAAAAGCCAGCCAAACCGGGTGAAAAAGACTATCCAGACAGCAAGGCTTGGAATGCTACAGTTAAAGCCGGTGCAGTGGATAAACTTGTATCGCTACTTGCTGTTGGCCGTTTGAAGCAGGCCGAAGGAGCTTGGACTCGATCCGAAGGTAGAGGCGAATCGTACGCAATCTGATGCAACAAGCTCCTCAGGACTGGATTGTTGACGATCAGAAGGGTCGATATAAGGGCGTCACACACCAACCTACAAACTTTCGTCTGCACATCGACCCGTCTGTCATCGACTCAAGAGTAAATTCGATGGCGACTTTGGCTAAACAGGCTGCTACAATAATCCTGCGGAAAATGACTATCCGTATCGGTTTTTCAAGTAACCAACCCAAAAGAGACGAAAAAATGTCGTGTACAGAAGTTCTCCAGGATCTGCTTTACAATTGCATTGATGCCTCTTCAATGCTTAAAAAGTGTCACTGGAATGCTCAAGGCACAATGTTTAAGCTTCTGCATGATTTTCTTGGCGATGGTTACGAGCTCTTAGACAAACTTACTGACGATATCGCCGAACGCATGGCTACACTTGATAGCCCGGCAGATAGCTCCCCGGCTGAAGTAGCCGCAAGATCCGCTTTAACGGCGTTGCCTACAAAATTCATGCAAGCTGATAGTATTTTGGAAGAAATGACCATTAGGCTTTCTACGCTTGTTGACAAATTTAAAGAAGCTATCTCTGATACAGACGATGACCCTGTAACCAGTAACATGTTACAGGACATGACGCAAAAACTTGAGAAGTATCACTGGATGCTTCGGCGTCAAACGGAAAAGCGGGAAACAGCTTCAAAAGAAGCTGCCGCACGAGTGTTAGCCTCTTTTATAAGGGTTTAGGCTGATGGATGGTTTTAATTTTTTGTTTTTGATTTTTTGCGGTCTTTGTTTCGGATTGCTTTTGTTTAATGCCGCATATGACAACCTGCTCTGGTTGCTTATTTGCTTTGCACTGTTTTTCGGTGTAACGCAGTTTGGGTTCAAGTACGATGTATTTTCCTACGCTAGAGACAACATCGGGCTGATAGGGCTGACCGCAGGCGTCTACTTGCTTCTTGGCATCGTATGGGCTTTTTTTAAGTGGCGAAAGCTTGTTAAGGCAAAAGTCAAGGAACGTAACGCTAACTTCGATAGTTTTATTCAGGCGATTGCGGAAAACAAACTGCCAGGTTTACGCGACGTTGAGCTACTAAAGGTTGCCGATTGGAAAACTTATGTTAGGAACTCTGTTCTTAGAGATCCTGTAACGGCTTCAAAAAGTCAAGATTTAGAAATTAAGAAAATAGCTGAAGCTTTCATTAAGCAGTTTTCGGTAGTCACGCAGCCAAGTATCGCTAATTACAAAGACCGCTTTATAGGCTGGTTTTTGTTTTGGCCGTTTTCGATAATCGTTTTTCTTTTGAACGACTTCATGCGAGAATTTTTTGAAGCCGTTTACTACTTTTTTGCTAGAAAGTTGCAGAGCATTTCAGATAGCCTTTGGAACGAGTAGTTGCAAGGCCTTGTAGCTCAACTGGTAGAGCAGCTGATTTGTAATCAGCAGGTTGCAGGTTCGAAACCTGTCGAGGCCTTTAATCCCTAAAAGCAGATTTAGCAAAATGCAGCCTGATGTTTGCCTAACCGTAGTGCTTGACGAAGCTGATAATTTTCTTGTCATCCGTCGAAGCAAGCGTAACACAAGGGCTGGTCAATGGGAACCGCCGCTAGGTCATCGTGATTCCGGCGAAAGTCCTAGTGCCGCAGCCTTGCGTGAGGTAGCGGAAGAGACAGGTCTTTCAGTACAATTACTAGGCGGCACGACAAATAAACGCTCAGGCGACGGAAAACGTATTCGGTTGTTTCTGGCTAGGGCTAGCGGCACAAAGCCAGATGTTAAAACAGAACCAAGTGAGCACGACGAACACAAATGGTTAACGCTAGCTCAAATGAATGCGTTGGAAGATTGTCACGATACCTTGAAAGCAGACATTTCAGAGTTACTCAAAGCTAACAAACAAACAAAAGAGGCAAACATGCTACCTGCAATGCAACCTGGAATGGGTCTACCGCTAGCACCACGTTTTTCAGGCTCATACCAACCTAGACTAGCCGGTAAACCAAATCCACTTGCCAGCGTGAAAGCTCCCGCCGTTACGAAAGCTGACACGTCTGGAATTCAAGAAACTTTAGCTAAAGTCGGGTCGATGTGCCTGTCTGCAACGGGTGAAGGTAAACACAAGTACAAGATAAATCCTGAAGATACAGCTAACGGTGAAAAAGCGTTTGAAAGCCTAGATCGCTTTAAGCGAGCTGGGCTTAACAACTTTCAAGCTAGCTTCTTTGGTCGTATGGTTGCAGCAGGTCAAAGCGCAACACAAATCAAGCAAGCAATTGATTTGGCAGAGCGTAAGTTTGGTAAGAAGATTGCAAGTGAGCTAAAGGTTGGGTTCGATAAGTTAAGTGGTTTCGGTACTCCTTCGCTTAGTTCGCCTGCTGCGTTAGACAAGGCGAACGATCTTGCACCGATTAAACCCGATTACCAGCCCTCGAATAAGCCTATGTTCAGGTTATCCGCCGTTGGGAGGTATGATATCGGCAGGTAGGTCAGCCGCTCCAAATTTACTAAACGCAGGTAAGAATTTAGGTCAGAAGTATGCACCTGGCTTATTTGGAGCATCGCAAAAAGCAGCACCTGCGGTTAAGTCTGTTTCCACCGGTATTCAAAACGCAGCACCTAAAGCTGCACCGAGTTTAGACCCAGCCGCAGCCAAGAAGTGGCTTCCTAGCTGGGTAGGCGGAGCGGCAAACACAATAGGTTCAACAGCTGTCGGTATGGGCTTAGGTGGTCAACTTATGCGAGCCGGAATGCCGACTACTGATGACATGATTAACAAAATGGTTGAGCATCCTAAACTAGCTCCATTATTGCAGCTAGGTGAAAAGATGAACAGTGGTGGCGGTGGTTTCGACCTGCCAGGAATGTTTGAGCAGAACAAAAGTTGGTTGATACCGCTTATAGCTTCTATGGGGTTAGGTGCGGCTGGTGGGGGTATGCTAGGCGGTGGCGGCGGTGCATTTGGCGGTGCAATCGGTTTGCCGCTTATTTACTACCTAATGCAGAACCCGGATGCATTGAGTCAGTTTACCGGTAGAGCACCTACGGCTGCAAAACCGCCCGTTGCTCCGACACAGCCACCTAAAAATTGGCATCCACCTATGATGCCTCCGCCAGCACAAGGAGTATAAGCCACAGTGAGAGTGTGGTTGCAAGGTCGAAGGTTAATCAATTTTGCCTTGCAATCTTGCGTCTTCTAACGGAGACGTAAGCACGACGCAGTAAAATCCTTCGCATGCGTGCTTCGGTTAGTTATTAGCAGTGTGTTCTGCTCCGGGTTAAACTGTCTGCGTCAGCATCCTTCCCGGTGAGCCTGAAACCTCTGTTGATGTGGTCAACAAGTTTCGATCGAGGGTTTAGCCCAGGCGTAACTAACCAGCTCACTTTTAATCTATCGAGTCCAACGCTTCCGGAGCTATAATTAGCCGAAGCGTTGCTTTTGTTGCACGTTTGACTTTTCTAGGAGTAGAAACAGTCTATGTACATTTACCTTTAAGGGGGTGATCCGTATCTCGGACAATCCCGTCTAGGTCTTGTGCTTAGACGGGATTGTTTCGTATAGGCTTTATTATGTGGCCTTTTGATTACAATCGAAAACAACTTGAAAAAATCAGGCAATTTTGTTTTCTGATTAATTCAAGCCAAACGGTCGCCGCTGACACTCGTTTTTTGCTTTACCGAAATCTAATCAAGCGTTTGAATGAGATTGAAGCGACCCAAAAGAAATTGTTGTTTAGGCTTGGTCCAGGTAAAATAACGGTTCAAATCATAGGAGAAAACCGTATGTCTGATTCGCTTTTGTTCGTCGTCTATCTTCCACCAAAATCTGCTCCTGACGTTGTAGCCAGAGAACTGACTGTCGAGATCAACGGTAGTATTCAAGTGCTCGAGCTTGACGCCGACTCGTCTGAGGTTCCAGCACTCAGCGGACCGGACGGAGCTAGCGTTACTTTGTCGCTTGTAGACATTGATAATGCTGACAACCGGTCGGAAGCTAGTGTCTTTAGCACAGAACTTAAAGATACGATTGCTCCGCCTAAACCAGGAATGCTTGGTTTAGAGGTTACTGCCGAAGACTTTGGAACCGAAGAATCTGCCAGTTAGTGGAGATTGAAATGCTACCTCAAATAATCAAATCTGCTGTTAGTTCCTGCGTTGTAAAAGCTCTTTGTAAGAAGGCAAACAGCCGAAAGCAAATACGAGCTTTTCTTGTCAAACTAGCAGCAGATAAGTTGCAAAACGCATACAAGTTTGCACCTAGAGGTAGCACGACACAGCATATGTCGCCAGTTCCAGGTGCAAAAGGCCGTGAACAACTTCTGCGACCTTCTATGACCAAAGTTTCGTTTAGTGCTGCTTCGTCACCTAAACTACCTGGAGCTCCTGCCGCTCCGAAAGCTCCTGCTGCTTTAAAAGCACCTAGTTCTGTTAGTGATACAGCTTATGACTTAAAAAACGTAGCTAAAAGCCCAGGAACCAATTTATTTAATACACAAAATCCGAATTACGCCGCGATGCGATCACCGGATCCTGCGAGGCTTGCCCCTAAGCCGCAGATGCGACCTGGTATGTCTAATCAAATAAACTACGGTACGGGACCTAGCGGTAATCCTGTGATAGCGGATATTGTTCCTGGTGGTACTATGCCAGTAGGTAGACCTGTAGGGCCGACAGCCGCTGAACGAGAGTATGACGCAGCAGCTAAAGCTAAATTTCAAGCGTTTAGAGACCGAGGTAATCCTACTGTTAGTTTAGGGCCTAGAACACTTAAACAACGACAAGCCGCAATGAATAAGTCGCCCACACCTGCCGTAGCGACTGAGTTAGCTCCTGTGCCTATTCCAGAGCCTGCACAAACCCCTCCTGTTTCTACGCCTTTACCTGAAGCACAAGCTCCAGAAAGCCTGCTAATGCCGTCCGCTGTGCCGCAGCGACCTGCACAGTTAATGGATTCTCAAACCGTCCCAGATGTTTCGACTGCAATGCAGTCACCGTACAGCCAAATGCTTGATCAAAGTCAAAGCGTTGCACCTAAATCCGTTTCAAATATGATTCCACCAAATCTATCTGGGCTTGATCCTAGAGCTTTGTTTGGTTTGTTAGGTCGTCAAGCAGGGCAACAAACGGCTAAACCTAGCAATTTGTACGATTTGTTTGCAAAAATGCGAGGCGGATTAGGTGGTGGAATACAAAATCTTGCAGGTTTGTTTTCTCAACAACCTGACGATTTTCAGCTGTAGCTAATTACGCTTTTAGCTTACTTAATACCCGGCGCGTGCCGGGTATTTTTTTACTTGACACTTGCCAGTTTTTCGTTATCTTTCCAGCTGGCTTGTTTGTCGTTTTAGAAAGGAAAGCTATGCTTAAAAAGATTGCATCTTATTTGACGTTTCACGAAATTGAACGTCATGTTTTATGGCCGATAGATGTGCCTGAGCTGATTTCTGACCAGGGTTCTCAAGGGTCTCCCGTGGCTCGGGCTGCAAATTCTATCATGGAGTTGGTGTCTGAGGCTTGTAAAACCGTTAAACCGGTTAGAATACCGGGTAGAATTAAGAACGTCAGCAACAACCTTACAAATTTTCCGGAAGACAGTATGAATTATACGATAGACTGGAGCGAATGTACGACTGCGGCTACTTCGCAGACTACTACGGCTGGAGGCATTAAACGTAAAACGATTGCGGACGCTATTAAAGTCATTCGAGACTTCGAGGAATCTAAATTCAAGTTGCATGCAAGTGGCTTATTTTTAGATCAAACACGTTTAACTCGTTTTAACGCGGAATATTCCCAAGACTTCGACAATGAAAGGCATTTCAGTAAAATGTTTAAAGGTGTAAAGTTGGAAGTGGTGTTGGATGACATGTACAGAAGAAGAAACGAAGATTCGTATGCAGCTATAAAGGAAGGATTAAGCGTTATTGGATTTGTCGATGATAGAAATGGAGTTTTTAAGTTTTTCTCTCCAGGTAAAGAAACGCAAAATTATGGTTATCTACTTGGTGGTTTGTCGCGTGCAAAAACCAACATTAGCAGTCTTTTGGCTTTGAGAAACCAAAAGTGCAATTTTGCGTTGTTTGAAAGCGTTTATTCATTAATGTACGACAGTGGCATTTATTTAACAGGCGAACCACAAAATTTAAATTTTCTAGGCGAGTCATATGAAGTTAGGTTTAAGATACAACCGTATACGAGGACTTCGCAATCGGAACGCTGTATGATGCTTGAGTTAGACCAGTTTTTGAACATTTTCACGTGTATTACCCGTTGGTGCACGCTAGGTATTCGCTTAGACAGACAGGATGTTCACTGTTTTTTTCTTGGAAAATCTGATAGCTATTGTAACAAGAGTAGCATCGAACGTGAAAAGGAGATTGTTTTAAAGACGTCTAACGAAGCTGCGTTAATGTTGGAAAATTCGAATTTACGCCAAAGAATAAACGAAGTCGAAGCGGCAATTGCCAAACTAAAAGTAACTTCGCTTGAAAAAATTTCAGCTGCTAAGTTGACAGGCTACAAGCCTAAGCGTAAAGTAACTCGCCTTCCAGTCAAGTGACGGAAGATCGGCAGCTTAGCAGTGTAGCTAGGCAATTTCAAATAGCTTTCACGGACGAAAGCATAGCGAGTAGGAGTAGTTATGCGTAAGTTGTTTTTGCTCTGTGCTTTGGTTTGTTGTTCGAATGCTTTTGCACAGTCCAGTCCTTCGGATAGACCGGTTGTTTCCAGCGAGTTTAGGCTTGCTCCCGGCGAAAGGCTTGTTGCGGTCAACGGTGTTCCTGTGTTACAGGAGACAGTTCACCGGCAACAAACTGTGGTGGCCGAAAGCATTGCGCAGCGTAAGGCACAGCGACAGGCCTCTGAAGGTCGTTGCCGTCATGTTGGTGGTAGCATGGGAGCTGGTAGTTACGAAGGCGTCGGCTTTTCCACCGTGTCAGCTAACCACGCTGTTTCAAAGTGTTGCTACTGGGGGCAGCGGCAGGCTATTGACATCGGCGTTGCTCGAGGTATAAATGGTTGGTATGCGACAGTTATCTATCGCTAGTCGAAACAAGGTTGAAAGTCGGAAGCTAGCTACAGGCTAGCATTAGACAACGTGACAAACGCAGATTCGCAGGTACAAATCCTGTTCAACCTTCGGCGGCAACTGCCTAAGTTGCGAGGACCGTATACCACCAAGTATTACCCTTTTCACGTTTGAGTAGCGGGTGTGAACCCCGCACGGTCATTTTGATTTACATAGCGGGTGAAAACGTTGTGACTACCAGTGAGTGGCCGTGGAGTACGGATCGTTCTCGGGTGATGAACTCCGAGTTAACTGAAAATCACGAAGCCTAAACAACGAGACAGCCGGAGAGACGGCGAGGATCGGTCGACTAAGTAAGTCTCGCGCCTTTGGTGCGTCGAAATGCAGGTTCAAGCCCTGCCCGATCCTTTTGAGCAGGAGAGTGTGGCCTAGACCGGAAAGCGGGATGGGTGGCTGGTTGAGATCGGCAACGGTCCTTTGGTAGCATCATAGTGCGAGAGGCACAGTATACACCCTGCTCTTTGGGTAGGAAGCATGTTTGGATTCATGCCTATTTTAGCCTTTGAAGCGTATGTCGGTTTGGTCGAATCCGATAGCTGAGGCGACTTAATGCGAGGCATCGCAAGCGGTCATAGTGACAGTACAACTCGCAAACGACTGGCGAGGTCAAAGCTGGTTCGATTCCAGTCCTACCCTTAGGGATGCAAACGCCTGCGAAAGCAAACGGATAGAGGTTGCGGTGAAATTCCGCAAGCTGGACACACCTTACCAGTCAAGAGCGGCGGCGTGGTCGGAGCATAATGCTTCCCATGTCAAGTATTTGCAGGTAGCCAATCCTGCCCGCTCTTTTTGCCAATCCATTTCGGGGCGGCGTTTTTTTAGAGGTTTTGTTATGTCGCTAGAAAAGGTAAGGAATGAAATCGTCGGTCGTCAGCAATTGCTGTTCAGTCGAGATGCTCAAAAGATGGACCCAAACTTGCGAAAAGAAATCGAGCGAAGCCTGTGCTTCCTAGCCGAGCTTGAATTGCAATTGGTGATTGGTAAGCGTTAGTGGTTTTTGGACCGTTAGCTTAATGGTAGAGCAGCACCCGCAAGGTGATACGCAAGGCAAGCGAATCGCAAGGGTAGGCAGAACTAGGATCGGCAGTGTGGTGGACTCGCACGGCTCTTGACCGAGCAAGTCACGTTCGAATCGTGGCGATCCTTTTGCTGAACCAATTCGGGGAGGCGTAATCGAGCGTACTACACGTAACAAAGGTTGAGTATGTCAACATCTGGTTTTTTTTATTCGATGATTGATTTTGCAGACAAGTTCAGCGACTTGGTGGAAGATCAAGCCAAATGGTCGCAGGACACATTTGGTAGCGATTTAGAACGAGGTCCTTTGGGTGCATTAAAGCATCTGGAGAAGGAAGCACGCGAATGCCAGGAGGCCGTCGGAACGCCTGATCTTTGTGAAGAGTTGGCCGATTGTTTCCTTTTGTTGCTGGACGCATCGCGACGGGCTGGCGTAAAGCCAACGCAGTTGGTGGAAGCGGCACAAGCGAAAATGGTCAAGAACAAGAAGCGGACATGGAATCCGTCAATGCCTGATGAACCTGTTGAACACGTTCGGTAAACAGCAGACGCAGTGCCAACCCACTTCGGGCCGAGCGTGATCTGCGGCCAAGCAAATTAAAACCCTGCCCGATCTTTTGGACTGTAGCCAGGTTGGCTAGCGTGCTTGATCCGTTGCAACGGTGACAGCACAACGACGCTAAAAGACTTGCTAGTGTGTGTTGCGTTGACACTCGCAGCGAGTAAAGACGGCTCGATTCCGTCGCAGTCCTTTTGCCACGCCATTTCGGCAAGGCGTATTTTTGGAGGCGAAAAGATGAATGGTCCAAGTAAAGATTGGTTGTTGAAAATGGCAGAGCTCGAAGATGGAAAGTGTACTAGTGTCGGAGGCTTATTGTGCGACCTTGGTTTGTATAAGCGACCCGACAGATCGTTTAAGACTGGCGATGTGTTGCGGATGCCACACTACGCGACGGCGGGAGGGTTTAGAGTTTGGGCGGTGGAGGGTGTTTATCTTGGCGGAACAAAACAAGAAGATACTTACCACCTTAAGGCAGTTGACGTCGAGAATAACGCAGAAATTCACGTTCCTTGCATCATCTTGGAAACCCACCCAGAGATCGAAGTGGTTTGATTCTTCATTAATAGTTTTCTCAATTTAAAAAGTTTTCTAAAACAGGAAAATCTTTGTTTTTACGAAAGGTGTTGATGTGGCAGACGTTTTAGGCGGAATTAATGTCGGTATGTGCCTGCTACGTAAACCAGGCGAAGAAAAAACGATCAAAGCCATCGGCTTAAGTTGGTCTAAAGCTGAAATTGTAGATCCAGACCATCCGGAAAATCCGGATAACTACGAAGACATTTTCATTACGCTAGCCGGAGCAAAACGGCTTATCTTGGATATCCAGGGAGCTATCGACGAAATCGTTAAGGGAAAGGCTTTCAGCGATGAAAAGTAAGCTACTGCTAGAATGTTTACGTTTTTTGGTTTTTATCGCTTCGTTGATTGTGCTTAGGTACGCTGTGTACAGACATTTAGAAACCAAGCTAAATGTAAACCAACTTGATGTCAAAGCGGCTTTAGAACCTTTTAAGGAGCTTAAAAGTGAGTAATAAACAGACGGTAGTGGTAACTGGTGGTTCTGGGTTTATCGGAGGGCACCTTACTTCGCGGTTACTCAACGAAGGTTATGAAGTACTGGTCGTTGACAAAGATATGTACAAACACCGCGTGACGGAAAACTTGAGATTTGCACGCTGCGATATTTCAGACGTCGCTAATTTAAAAGCTATATCCAGCCAAGCTAATTTTCCAACTGACTCAATTGTTTTTCATCTGGCAGCACAATCCAGGGTTAATCCTAGCTTTGACGACCCTTTGAAAAGCTACAAAGACAACATAACTGGTACAGCCAATGTTCTCGAGATCTTCTGTAAAAACCACAACAACCGGCTTGTGTATGCCGGGTCTTCGTCTTACTACGGTGGGGCCATGGCAAACCCGTATGCATTCTCAAAACACTTAGGCGAAGAAATGTGTCAGATGTATACGCATTGTCACGGCGTGCAGACGGCCATTGCTCGTTTCTTTAACGTTTACGGGCCTGGGCATGTTACTGCCGGGTCAGACGCAACCGTTGTTGGTATTTTTGAAAGGCTATACAAAGCCAATTTGCCGTTGACTATCACGGGCGACGGAGAGCAACGTCGAGACTTTATTCATGTGGGCGATGTCGCATGGGCTCTCGACAAGATATCTCAAGTACAAGAACCGGGTGCCTGTATTTACAACGTAGGCGTAGGCACAAACTACTCGATTAATGAGCTGGCTAAAATGTTTGAAGGTTCAAAAATCGAATACATTTCTTCCAGGTTAGGAGAGGCCCGCACTACACTTTGTACCGACCATTCGGCTACAGTTAAGTTGGGTTGGTGGCCAACCGTCTCTCTTGAAAAGTATGTAGCTGACTTCTGCGATCAGGTAAACACAGAAAGAGAAACCTAAATGACGGTAGCAACTGACTGGGATCACCGTATACTGGATGCTGTAAGCGTTGCACTCGATGGAAAGATTGGGCAAGACGACGATGTAACCAGGCTACGAAGTCAAATTGAAAACGGATCAAGCGTTGATAAGCTGAACACAGCTTGTGAAATTGCAGTAGCCTGCATTCGGTGGGCACAGGACTTGAAAGATAAAATAAGAACTATGAAAGAACAAAATGAACAAACAGGAACAAACTGAAAACGAAATACAACGCGAACAGGCTTGGGATGCAATTTGCATGCAGCTACTCAAGTTTTACAACCTTGAAGACAATTGGGATGGCGAAGGTAGCCCGGCACCAATTAAAGAGCTGCTTGATTTTGTTCGAAAGCGTATTGACACTTGGAGGCAAGAACACGATGCACCGGCGAGAGTTTTGATTACAAACAACGGTGACGTTGCCTTTGAGTGGTTGACAGGTGGTGAGATCTCAGGCCTATCGTTTTTGCTTGATGCGGAAGTCTACGGAAAAGATTCAAAAACTGCTCGTAGCCTCTACCACAAAGAGCGTTTTGGTGTTAACCTTTAGCAAGTTGTCAGGTAGCTCCTGACTGATCTGGTGAGCCAGCGGGGTAGCACCAGTAAGAATGGGGAGTAGCTTTCGCGATCACTCCAGATAGCCCGCCCAAGGACCGATAGCTCAGTGGTAGAGCAGCACCCCTCTAAAGTGTTGGGCGATGGTTCGATTCCATCTCGGTCCTCTCGGAACAGTAGTTATCAATCCGGGCGTGTGGCATGTTTTTGAGCGTTTGAACTGACGCTTAATTACGTTTTTAGTCTTTTGTCTATTAGTTAAAGGATAGCGCAATGCAAAATTTTGAAGTAGGCGATGACGTTTGGGTCAAGTGCAAAGTGATTGAGCCATGCGACAGCCTGATAAAGGTCACGCCGAGCGGCAACGACAACTGGTTTTGGGCTGGAAGGGGGCAATGCCGACCCGTTGAGCCGCCACTTCTTAAAGAATTCGCAACGACTGAGCCGGGATCAGTCCCGAGGCAATATCGCGAGCCAGTACAGGCTGATTTGAGTAACGGGCCGATCGAGTGCGAATACAGGGAATCGGAAGAATCGGACTGGAGAACAGGGCTGCTTAGCGAGGTAGCCGTAGGAGAATACAGGTTTTTGATACTCGACGGAGAGGATAGCGGGTATTGGGAAGAGTGCCGGATTGAAACCGCCAACTCTCCGGAGATTCCGAATAGTTCGAGCGGTGCCACTGGGAGTCCTTGTGTGGCTGAAAGGCAGAAACCTGTTCGCGACGAAGCGTTCCCGAGCGAAATCCAGGGCGTCTGGGTCGAGGAAGCCGTTCAAGTCGGCGATAAAGTAAGGTTTATCAAACCTGGGCATAGGTGGGACGGAGTTAGAGGTTACATAGCTTCGGTTTCGCCTGAGAGAAAGCGACCGTACGAATTTCGTACCAACTGCGGAAAGTTCATGACGTACTGTGATCTAACAAACTTAGAACATATTGATCTGACAAACGCACAGTTGAAAACTCCAGATAAGTCCAACGCTCCAAAGATCCTAGATAGTTCGGCCAATGCAATGCAGGAAGCGTTCGAAGCTGATATCGGCAAGCGGTACGGTTGGAACAAAGCCTACTTTGCTCGCAACGAGTACAGGTACTTCGATAGCAATGTTGAACTGCTGTGGCTAGCTTGGCAAGGTGGAGTCCAATGGGCTGGAATGCCGTCAAATGGTTCTTTAGACGGCGAAGATCTGATGTATTGTGGGCTATAAGTTTCAATTGTAAATGAAAGCAAGGTGCAAAATGAAGCTTGAATTTGAAGACAGAACTACAGGCGGCTTCTGGGTGCGTAATATCAAATCTAGAGATTTGGGTGGTATCTACGTGATCTCTGCACAGATAGGTAATCACTCAAGTGAGCCACCTAGTGAGGATCCTAAAGATTGGCGGCAAGAAACC